CGGCGGGACCGGTCTGCATAGCAGCTCGCCGGCTGTACGGGTATCACATTCTGAGATTAGGTGGCTATACAGACGATCTTGGGGCCCACGCAGCGCCCGGCGTAACGGATCGCCGGCCCGAACCGTTACGGGGCAAACGCCCAGGTCAGGGCTGGGTTAGCAGTGCTAGCGTAACGCGTAACGGATGGTCGCCACCTCGGCTGAGATTTTGCCGTGCGCGTGATGCGCGTGCCCGCGTGCGTATGTATGGATGTCTTTTATCCGTTACAAGAGTTACAAGTGTTACAGAGCCGAATCATCATGCCTCTGACCTGGGACTTCTTACTCTCCGTGTTGTAACGGATCGACTTTCCGAAGCGTTACAAGCCGTTACGCCCCTGAGGATGGGTGGCGGAGCCGGAGGGCAGGGTGTAGAGTGGTGGAGCTGGCCCGGACTGGAACCTCCGGACGAACGTGGAGCCGTGGACTTAGGGCAGACGGGCCAGCAGTCCAGACATGAATGACCCCCGACTCGGCGGGAACCGATCGGGGGCCTGAGCAGAGGAGACCTGCCATCAGCGATTCTAGCATCCTCGACGCCGCGCTGCACTACATGCAGGCCGGATGGCGCATCATCCCACTACATCGTGTGGGTCCGGACGGCAAGACGTGCTCCTGCAAGAAGGGCGCCGGCTGCCCGACGCCCGGCAAGCACCCGAAGGCCTTCGACTGGCAGACCGCGCAGCCGATGAGCGCACCGGATGTGTACGCGACATGGGATGTGGCCCGTCCGCCGAACCTGGGCACCGTGACCGGCGAGCCGAGCGGCTTCTGGGTCCTCGATATCGACCCGGGCGCCGGCGGGTTCGCCTCGTTCCGCACGCTGGTCGAGGAGAACGACCGCCTGCCCGCGACCAAGCGGTTCAAGACCGGCTCGGGCGGCTACCACCTCCTGTTCACCCTGCCCGAGGGGTTCAAGCCGAAGACCAAGACCAACGCGTTCGGCCCGGCGTACCCCGGCCTCGACATCCGGGGCGTGGGCGGCCAGATCGTGCTGCCGCCGTCCCGCTCGAACAAGGGCGACTACACCGTCGCGACCGACGCCGACATCCTACCCGCCCCGGCCTGGCTGCTCGCCCTCGTGGACCAGGTCGACGACACCGTCGCGGTGGAGCTGGCCGACGACGACCTGCTCGAGCGCTCCGAGATGACCGAGGCCGAGCTCGCGACCGCCGACCGGTACATCGACCGGGCCATCGACGGCATCGTGAAGGACCTGGAGGCCCTGCCGCGCCCGTGGCGCGAGGGAGCCGGCTGGGACCAGGGCGTCCACCGCGCCGCGTGCCGCCTGTTCGAGCTGGCCCAGCAGTCCTGGTCGAAGCTCACGTACCGCGACGCGTTCGCGCTCCTGGACGGCCACGCTCCGCGCGACGACGCGTGGGGATCGGCTGAGATCGCCGCCAAGTGGGACTCCGCCCAGAACACCGTCGGGAAGAAGGCGCTGCCCCGCCCAAAAGGCGAGGCGCAGGACGACCGGATGGACGTGTGGGGCTTCGACGAGCAGTCGACCGGGGTCACCACGGTGATCGAGGAGCGTCCGGCGCCCGCGAAGGGCGAGTCGGAGCCGGCCGGCCCGCGCCGCAAGGTCCGTCTGCGGGTCAAGTTCGACGCTGACCAGGCGTTCAGCGAGCCGGACGACAAGGGCAAGCAGCAGTTCCAGGCCTTCGACACCGCGATGGCCATCAAGGGCCAGGTCCACGTCGCCAACGGTGACGACGGGTCACTCTGGGCTCACTCGCGCGGCATCTGGACCCCGCAGCCCAAGCTGGTCCAGGACGCGCTGACCCTGACGCTCAAGAACGCCTACAAGACCACGATGGTCAACGAGGTCACGCACCACGTCGAGTCCCGGTCGCCGCAGATGGTGGTCGGCCCGACTCCCGACGTCATCAACTTCACCAACGGCATGCTGCACTGGCAGACCGGCGAGCTCGGCGAGCACGACCCGAACCAGTTCTCGACGATCCAGCTCCCCCATGACTGGAATCCGGACGCCGAATGCCCCATGTTCGACCAGTTTCTCGAGGAATCGCTCGAGCCGGAGACGGTTCGGCTCGCTTGGGAGGCTGTCGCGGTCGCGGTGTACTCCGGCAACCCGATTCAGCGCGCCATTCTGCTCCACGGACTGCCCGGATCCGGCAAGTCGGTGTTCCTGGACGTAATTGCCGGCCTCCTGGGCCAGGAAAACGTCTCGCGCGTCACTCTGCAGGGCCTTTCCGGCCGATTCAACGCCGCAGAGCTGTACGGGCGGGCCGCGAACATCTGCGCGGACATCGATGCGACCAAGATCAGCGAGACGGGCGCGTTCAAGATGATTGTCGCGGGCGACACGGTGCAGGGCGAGCGGAAGAACAAGGATCCGTTCACCTTCAAGCCTTTTGCCACGCAATTTTTTTCCGCGAACGAGATTCCGGGGTCCGAGGACCGCTCGGGCGCCTGGACTCGCCGATTCGCGATCATCCACTTCCCCCGGGCCCGCAAGGCTGACGAGAAGGTCCTCAGCTACCAGGATGTCCTGCTGTCCGAGGCTGAGGGGATCATCGCAAAGGCCGTCCGGATCCTGCCCGAGGTGCTGCTGCAGGGCGACTACTCGCTGATCCAGAAGGACCAGGAAGACTTCGAGCGCAAGACGAACTACCTCCTGCAGTTCGTCGAGGACGAGCTCGAGCCGGGCGACCTGACTGACGAGACGTGCTTCGTCCCGACGGGCGAGGTGCGGAACCGGTACAACCTCTGGACGGCCGAGGAGGGCTACGACCACCCGGCGACCTGGAAGAAGGTCACCGAGACGCTGACCGCGAAAGGCTTCAAGGCGACCCTGAAGCGGTTCGGCGGCGGCGGCCCGGTCCGGGGGTGGGCCGGCTTCCGGCTCCGCCCGCGCGCCTCGGTGTCCAACGCCTACGAGCCGTACGATGACGGACACTGATCGCTGGGCCGACCGGCCCATGTTCGCCCTGGATGCGGACGTCACGGTCTACTGGCCGGACGTCCGCCCTTGCTGGGAGGAGCGACCTGATACCATAGGTCCGACGGGAGATCCGTCGACCTGATGCCTAGGAGGCTGACATGCGAACCCTGATCCTTGCTGGATCCTTCCGGGAGGCGAGCACGTACGCTCGCGCTCGCGATCTTCGGTTCTATCGCTTCGCATCGTCGGCCGCCGCAGTCGAGACCTTCTCCGCCCAGCGGGTTGTCGAGCTGCCCGGGTTCGCCCGGCGTGCAGACCGGCATGCGCTGATCGCCGTTGCCAACCGCGTCACGCGGCGCGGCGGCGAGTGGGTGAAGGACGAGTACGTTCCGGAGCCCGAGCCCGTCGACGACTCCCCGTTGGGGATCCTGGGTCGGATGACCCGTGAGGATTGGCTGCTGGCCGGCGCCACGCCGGCCCAGGCCGCTCAGCTCACCCCGCAACTCACTGTTGAGCAGCGGGAAGCCGTCGACCGTGTAAACGCCGAGAAGGCGGAGCCCAAGCCGGCGGCCAAGCCGAAGCGCACCCGCAAGACCCCGCCCCCGCCCCGCCGGACCAGTTCGGGTAATGCCCGAGTTCCGGTGGCAGCGGAGAAGACCAGTATCCCGAACACCGACCCCTTCCAGGACTGACCGATGGCAGGAGAGCGCGGTCCGCTGCCGAAGCGGACAGAAGAGCGTCGCCGGCGCAACGTGCCGGACAAGCCGGTCGACCGCGTCGCGATCGGCGGGGACATCGACGACCTGTTCGGCGACGACATGCCGGACGAGCGCGTCGAGAACCGGATCCAGGCCGATGGCTTCGCCAAGGTCGTGGCCCCGCCGGTCAACGAGAGCTGGAACCCAATCGCGAAGATGATCTACGAGAGCCTACCCGAGTCCGGCCAGAGCATCTTCTTCGAGCCGTCCGACTGGGCTGCCGCCTACCTGCTGTGCGAGTCGATCAGCCGCGACCTGGAAGAGCAGGTCGTCGGCACGACGGAGTCCGGCCAGGTCATCAAGGACTACATCCCGATGAAGGGCGCCAGCCTCGCGGCCTACCTGAAGGGCCTCGGCGAGCTCGGCATGACCGAGGGCGCCCGCCGGCGCCTGTCCATCGAGCTGACCCGGGCCGACAACCGGCCGGCGGCCGAGCTCCCGGACGGCGTCGTCGACATCAACTCCGCGCGGGAGGGCCTGCTGTGAGCGACGAGCCGAAGCACTTGACCGTCGAGGAGCTGGCCGAGGCCCTCGGTCACGAACTGCACTCCTGCGGTTACCCCGAGGGTACGTTTGCGTGCAAGATCCGGCACCTCCAGCTCAACACGGGGGCGGCCAAGGCCGCAAACGACTGATGCTGTACGATCCGCGCTGGGACCGCGCTCCCGGCATGTACCACGACCCCGAGGGGCTCGTCTGCGTACCCCAGACCTACGGGCCGACCTGGCGCCGGAACCCCGACTGGGACGGGCAGAACAAGCTGGACCAGTTCGTCCTGCCCACCCGCACCCTTGGGTGGCAGGCGCTGAAGTGGATCCGCGACAACCTGCTGTCCGACGATCTCGATGAGAACGACCAGCCGCTCCCGTTCAAGCCGACGTTCGAGCAGGCCCGGTTCATCCTGTGGTTCTACGCCATCGACGAGAATGGCGAGTTCATCTACCGCGAGTACGTCCTCCAGCGGCTCAAGGGCTGGGGTAAGGACCCGCTGGCGGCGGTCATCTCGGCCGTCGAGTTCGTCGGGCCGTGCCGGTTTGCGGGCTGGGCGCGGCGAGACATGCCGGAGAAGGGCCTGAAGGCCGGCGACCCGGTCGCGAAGGGCCACCCTCGCGCGTGGATCCAGGTCGCCGCCGTCTCGCTCGAGCAGACCGGCAACACGATGAAGCTCTTCCAGGGCCTCTTCACCAAGAAGTGCATGCAGGAGCACTCGATCGACCCGGGCAAGGAGCGCGTCTACGCGTACCACGGCCAGCGGGTCATCAACGCGGTCACCAGCTCCCCGAAGAGCCTCGAGGGTAACCGCGCCACGCTCGTCGTCATGAACGAGACGCACCACTGGCAGGCCAACAACTCCGGCCACGACATGGCCGACGTCATCGAGCGAAACGTCACCAAGTCGAAGGACGGCGCGGCCCGCACGCTCGCGATCACCAACGCGTACGAGCCCTCCGAGGACTCCGTAGCGCAGCGGATGCGCGAGGCCTGGGAAGAGGAGCAGGGTGACGATCTGATCGACTCCGGCATGTGCTACGACTCGCTCGAGGCACCGCCGGACGCCAAGCTGCGCCCGCCCACGAAGGAGCTCCCGGACGGCACGAAGATCGAGCCGACCCGCGAGGAGATCATGGACAACTTCCGGGCCATCCTGGAGGCGGTCCGGGGTGACTCGGTGTGGCTGAACGTCAAGAACATGACAAAGTCGATCCTGAACCGACGGAACAAGCCCTCTCGCAGCCGGCGGTTCTGGTTCAACCAGGTCGTCGCGGCCGAGGATGCCTGGATCGACCCGGGCGCACTGTTGAAGGCGGTCGACCCGGACGTCGCCGAGATGCGCCAGAACCCGGGGCACGACGTGCTGAAGGTCGGCTGGGACGCGATCCTGCCCGGCGAGGAGGTCGTGCTGTTCGGTGACGGCTCGAAGTCGCACGACGCGACCGCGATCATGGGCTGCCGGCTGTCCGACGGCTACGTGTTCACGGTCGGCATCTGGGAGAAGCCGAAGGGTAAGCGCGGCGAGAAGTGGCTCGCGCCCCGTGGCTCCGTCACCAGCCGTGTAAACGAGGTGTTCAAGCGGATGAAGGTCGTCGCGTTCTGGTTCGACCCGTCGCACACCCAGGACGACGAGGATGGCGGCCGGTACTGGGACGGCACGATCGACCAGTGGTTCCGCGAGCACCGTGACGCGCTCGACAGCCAGTACTGGCCCCTGAAGAGCGGCAACAACACCCACGGCATCCTGTTCGACATGGCGACGCCGGCCAACCGCAAGCTGTTCGTCGGCGCTGCCGAGCAGTTCGTCGACGAGCTCGAGACCCTGGACGACATCGAGGAGTTCGCCCCCCAGTTCGCCCACGACGGGCACCCGCTGTTCATGTCTCACGCACGCAACGCGAAGCGCTTCCCGACCGACGACGGCACCTCGCTGATGAAGGAGGGCCGGGAGTCGCTGAAGAAGATCGACGCGGCCGTCTGCGCGGTCGGTGCCCGGATGCTGCGTCGCGTCGTGCTGAACCGGCCGCTCGAGGAAGAGGAGCCGCCGGGCGACGTGTGGGGCTTCCGTCGGCGTTGACAGGCCCCGGTCCGGTACCATGGGCCTGTACAGACCGCTACCAGGAGGAGAGCCGCCAGCCATGATGAGCGTCGGCGCAGTAAAGGGGCTGGCCACGGAATTCTTCCCGGATTTCCTGGAGCAGCGCAAGAAGGTCATCATCCTCGACAAGTGGATGGCCGGCAAGCAGTACGACCTCACCAACGAGGACGACCTCACCGGCCGCGTCTACGTGCCCGAGGGCGCCACGAACGAGCTCGCCAATCTGGCCAAGCTCGCCCCGAACAACTTCGCCTCCCTGCTCGTCACCGAGCTGGTCCAGACGGCGTACGTCGAGGGCGTCCGGCTCCCCGGCTCCGAGGACAACATGGAGTCCTGGGACGTCTGGCAGGAGAACCGCTGGGACGCCAAGCAGATCGCTCTGCACCGCGCCGCGATTGGCCACGGCCTGTCGTTCGGCGTTGCCATGCCGGCCGTGAACCGGCTCACCGGCAAGAAGACCGTGCTGATGCGCGGCGTCTCCGCGAAGCGCATGGCCGCCTGGTACGACGACGACGACGACGAGTGGCCGCTGCACGCCATTGAGGCCCAGCCGGTCGTCGACACCCGCCTCGGCTCGGCGCATGCCGGCAAGTGGACCGTCCGCGTGTACGACGAGGAGGCCGTCTACTACCTGTCGTGCGAGAACAACGGTCGCGAGGAGGCGGACTGGACCTTCGAGTCGGCCGAGTTCCACGGCGCCCCGGTCCCCCCGATCGTCCGCTACCCCAACACCCTCGACCTTGACGGCGTCGCGACCGGCGTCATCGAGCCCGTCCTGCCGATGCTGCGGCGTGTCGACCAGACCACCTACGACCGCACGATCGTCCAGCGCTTCGGCGCCTGGAAGGTCCGCTGGATCGCCGGCCTGGCTAAGCCCAGCGACGAGATGCAGGCGAACATGCAGGCTCTCGAGCTGTCGATGATGGACATCCTGGTCTCCTCGAACAAGGACACCAAGTTCGGCACCCTGGACTCCAGCTCGACGGCTGACTACATCCAGGGCGGCGACACCGACCTGCGCTACCTGGCCGCGATCACCCAGACCCCGCCGCACCACCTCCTGGGCCTGTCCGACAACCTCCAGGCGGAGGCGCTCGAGACGGCCGAGAAGGGCCTGCAGCGGAAGTCCCAGGACTTCAAGACCCTGGCCGGCGAGAACCACGAGCAGATGTTCCGGCTCGTCGCGATGATCATGGGCAACACCAAGGAGGCCAACGCCACCGGCATGAAGGTCCGCTGGCGCGACACGGAGTCGCGCTCGCTGGTCCAGACCGCCAATGCGCTGACCCTCCTGGCCACCGGCCTCGGGATCCCGTCGCAGATGCTGTGGGAGAAGCTGCCCGGCTGGGACGACGCCGACAGCGAGCGGGCCAAGCGCCTGATCGAGTCCGGCGACTCCATCGACCAGCTTCTGCAGGAGATCGCGACCGCCCAGGCCATCGAGGTGGCGCAGAAGACGGCGCCGGCGACCTCGGACAACGGCGGCAAGGGCGGATCGGACAACAACCCGAACGATCAGCCGGCGAAGAAGAAGAGCTGATGGCGTCCAGCCCGGCGGCGGCGACCCTGACGCGCGCTGAGCAGCAGGCCGAGACCAAGCTTGGCCTGCTGTACGCCGCGCTCGCCGTGAAGCTCTGGCAGAGCTACGTCAAGCCCGACGACATCGATGGCGCCGGCTACGAGCGGTTCCTCGAGCTGCTCATCCCGAACATCCTGAAGGCCCGTACCCAGGCCGCCAGTAATGGCCGGACGTACTACCAGGCCTTCCGGGTCCTGGAGACCGGCGACCGCAACGTTTACACGCCGAAGACCGAGCTGATCACGCTCGACCGGTCCGTCGTCGAGACCAGTGCCCGCGTGACGGGCCCGGTCGCGTTCAAGGCGCGCGTCGCCGCGATCAAGCAGGTCGATCTGAAGCCCGAGGTCGAGAAGGCGCTCCTGGACAAGTTCTACAAGCAGTCCGCCGAGGGAGTCGCCGGCGCCATGATGCGCCACGTCATCGACGGCGCCCGCCAGCAGGTCCAGGAGGACGTCAAGACCGACGAGGTCGCCCTGGGGTACATGCGGGTCCTGAAGAGCATCGACCCCTGCTACTACTGCGCGATGCTCGCCAGCCGGGGCCCGGTCTACAAGCAGGACAGCTTCGCAGCCTCCGACGCGCGGTTCACCGGTGGCGGCACGGAGAAGGTCCATGACCACTGCGCCTGCGGCATGGAGCCCGTCTTCCGCCGCGATTCCGACTGGACTCCGGGCGCGCGCGACGCCGCGAAGGTCTGGGGCGCGACGACCGCCGGCAAGTCCGGCCGGGGTGCGATCGCCGCCTTCCGGGCGGCCTGGGAAAGTCGCTGACCACTTTCTGTTCGTGAGACGCCCCTTGACGGACGGGGCTGATGTATGCTAGGTGCTGTAGGGCAGCCGAGACGGCCGCCCCCGACGCCCTAGGAGGGCAAGCAATGCCGAAGCTGCCGGAGTTCAAGGACTGGAAGGCACCTTGGGAGAAGAGTGGGACGGAGTTCTCCGCCGACGTGGCGAAGAAGTTCATCTACGACCTTCACAAGGACGTCGAGACCCGGGACGAGACGATCACGGGACTCAAGACCAGCAACAGTGAACTGCAGACCAAGGTCGACGAGGCCGAGAAGGCCAACATGACCGACGCAGAGAAGGCCGCCGCCGAGCGCGCGGATCTCGAGAAGAAGCTTGCCGAAGCCGGCGAGACCTCCCTCGAAGTCGCTCGACTGGAACTGGCTCTCGAGCATGGTCTGACGAAGTCGCAGGCGAAGCGTCTTGTGGGCAAGACCCCCGAGGAGCTCAAGGCTGATGCCGAAGAGCTGATCTCGGATCTGGGCCTCAAGAAGGACGAGACCAACGAGAACAACGACGACCAGAGCAACAGCGGTCGCCAGCGTCCCCGTCAGGTACGCAACCCGCTTCAGACCGGCGACGCGGACACCGGAGTTTCCACCGAAGAGCTCCTGAAGGTTGTACCCCGACTGTAAACCACAAGCTCCCTGAGGCATAAGGCCGAGGGGTTGAGAAGCCCCGGAGGCTACGACAATGGCTGTTATCAAGCCGAAGCCGGAGAAGGTCGTCGACTTCTTCCTGGCGATGCTCCAGCGAGAGCTGGTGATCCCGAACCTCGTGACCCGCGTGGGCGACGAGTTCTTCACCGGCGCCAAGGACGACACCGTAACCCTGCGCATCCCGGGGCTGTACGCCACGGCGCATGACTACGAGTGGCGTACGCGGACCGCCGACATCGAGTTCGACGACATCTACGGCGGCGACGGCGTCACCGTGCGTCTCGACACCCACTCGTACTCGGCGACCGAGCTGACCGACGAGCACATGACCCTGGACGAGGTCGACTTCGCGTCCGAGGTGCTGGCTCCGCAGGTCGCGGCCGTCACGAACCGCTTCGAGGCCAAGACCCTCGCCGGCTTCCGTGGCGCCAACGTCAAGCACAGCCTCACCTTCGGCGCCGGGGACGACCCGCACCTGGTGGCGCTCGAGGCCAAGCGCCTCATGGACTCGGACAAGGTCGCCCCGACCTCCGGCCGCAGCTTCCTGGTCGGCTCCGACATCGCGGCGCAGTTCCTGGCGTCCGACCGTCTGTCCCGGGCCGACTCGATCGGTGAGTCCGGCGCGAACAGCGCGGTCCGCGAGGCCGTCATCGGCCGGCTCGCCGGCGCGAACGTCGTGGAGTCCAGCTCGCTGGCCCCCGACGAGGGCTACTACTTCCACAAGACGGGCATCGTGCTCGGCTCGGTGGCCCCGAAGGTCCCGCGCGGCGCGGTGCAGGGTGCTCGGCTCTCGCGGAACGGCTTCGCCGTCCGCTGGATCCAGGACTACTGGGCCAACCAGCTCGTCGACCGCTCCATCGTCTCGGCCTTCCTGGGTGTCAACGACGTGCGCGACGAGCGCAACGCCGACGGCACCATCCTGGAAGAGGGCCCCGGCCCGGACACCATCGAGGGCAACGCGGACGACGTGGTTCGCCACAACGTCCGGATCGTGAAGCTGACCGGCGAGGCCGGCCCGGTCTTCACCCCGGGCGTCTGATCCACCCAGCTCCACAACGAGAGGCCCTGACCCGGTGAGGGTCGGGGCCTCTCCCCGTTTACACCGAGTAGGATGGGACCCATGACGAACCTCTTCACGCGCGACGAGTTCGCGACCTGGTGCCAGACCACCATCGCGCCCGACGACGCGTTCGCCACGATGGTCATGGATCAGGCCACCGTGCTGGTCGTCGATGCCGCCAACGCGCCCGGCTGGGAGCTTGACCCGAGCACTGCGCCGCGCCTGGCCAAGCTGATCGCACTCCGCGTCGCCCGCCGGACCTACCTGAACCCCGACCAGGAGCTCTCGAGCACCGTTGGCCCGATCTCCGCGTCGATCCTGAAGGACGCAGCGGCCGGCATGACCCTGACCGAGACCGAGCTGGCCCAGCTCCTCGACCTGGCGCCCGATGGTGACCCGAACGACGGCGTGCTGTGGGTCCAGAAGGTCACGCGCGGTACGGCGGACACGCTGCCCATCATCGAGCTGCCGTCCGAGTATGGCCCGATCCCCTACGCCTACGAGGGCGAGACGTCCGCGTTCGATCCGCTCGTCGACGACGGCGGCAGCGGCTCGTACGACGGCCCGACCATGGCCGCCTTCAGCGCGCTCGCGGCGCAGGTCGCCGGCCTGACCACCACCAAGGCTGACGTTACCGCAGTCACGCCCAAGGCCGACAAGACGTACGTCGACGCCCAGGACGCCACGAAGGCCGACGCCGCAGCCACGACCGCAGCCCTGGCCGGCAAGGCTGACGCTGCCGCCACCACGGCCGCCCTGGCCACCAAGGCGGACCAGGCGGCCATCGACGACCTGTTCGACGACGTCAACGCGGAACTGGCCACGAAGGCCAACACCGCCGATCTCGGTGTCCAGATCCGCACGACGCAGCCCGAGAGCGGCTCCGGCGAGCTCTGGGCCGACACGACGGGCGCCTGATGCCCGGCGACCTGGTGGCCGCCTGGTCGTTCGATTCGGCCCCGTGCGTCGACCATACCGGCAACGGCAACACGATCACCCCGACCGGAAACACGGTCGTCGCGGCGGGCGGAGCGCACGGCTCCGCCCTCACGCAGATCACGTCGTCCGAGACCTTCACCGCGTTCACGATGCCGTCGGCCTTCAACTCGCCGCAGCGCACCTGGATGGCTACCGTGAAGTGGGGCGGGTCCGGCGAGGTGGGCTGGCTCGGGGAGTTCTACAACCAGTCCGGCAATACCGGCGTCTGGGGACTGCTCTGCCTCGGCGGCGCGCTGCAGTTCAGGGCGAAGGACTCCAGTAGCCAGGAGCGGCACGTCGATCTGACCAAGCCGACGGTCTACACGACCGTGACGGCTACGTACGACGGCACCAACCTCTCCGTTTACACGGACGACACGCTCATCAGCACGATCCCAATCCCGGCCATTTGGACCGCGACTCACTTTCGCCCCATGGATTTCGGCTCCGGCGGCCCGACGACGTTCATCGACGACCTGCGGCTCTTCAACGGAGCGCTCACTCCGGAGGAGATCGAGGCCTGGCGTGTCCTTCCGGCCGACCAGATGCCGGCCGAGGGCGGTAAACTGAAGTACGAGTCGGCCCCGGGCGTCTGGACACCGGTGCCCCTGAAGACGGAGACCGGCGAGCCGCTGGTCGTCAAGTCTGAGACCAGTCCGGGGACATGGGAGGTACTGCCGTGAGGGGCTCCGAGGACGTCATCGTCCACCCGTACGGCGGCAAGGACCGCCAGGGCGTCGACTCGTGGGGCGCGGACATCCTGCTCGAGCGGGCAGGCATCCCGTACCCCCGCAGCTCGACCGACCTGGAAGAGGGTGGCACGATCATCGGCGAGAACGTCTTCATCCCGGGCGACGCCGGCGCGGCCATCACGTCCGAGGACAACATCACCCTGCGCGGAGTTCGCTATCACATCGAAGGGCGCCCGGAGGACCTCCGTAAGTCCGGGCGCCGAAAGGGCATCCTGGTCCAGCTTGGCGGTGTCGTGTGAGCACCTACAAGCCCAATCACCGGTCGTTCGGTGAGTTCATGCTGTCCCAGCAGATCCGCAAGCCGGTCCGCGAGATCGCCGAGCTCATCAAGACCGACGCGGTCGCCGGTACCCCGGTCCGCACTGGCGAGCTGGCCGGCTCGTACGAGGTGAACGACGTGACGCCCGTGGTCGCCGGCGGCAACCCGCGCGCAGCGTATGAGGTCCGGAACAGCGACCCGGCGGCCGTTCCGCAGGAGTTCGGCAACAAGCACGTCCGTGGCCACCGCATGCTCGGCAAGGCCGCCTCCAAGTTCGGCGACCAGCGTGGCGAAGGAGTGACCGACTGATGAAGACGTTCCCCGATGTCGAGGAGGCCGTGATGGCGTTCCTCGACCGCGACGTGCCCGCGATCGCCGAGAAGTCCCGTACCGAGTGGCCGTCCCCGCTGGAGTACCCGGCAGTCAGGATCGAGCGGCTGCCTGGCCGGCGGAACCGCCTGAACGACTATCCGTGGGTCGATATCGAGGTCCTGGACGAGGGCGTGAACGGCAAGTTGCTTCTGGAGGCCATCGACACGGCTCTGGCCAGCTATCCTAGGGGTGTAGCAGTCGGCGACAGGTTTGTCAAGCTGGAGCTCGTTCAGGTAATCACGGGTCCTCGGCGACTTCCTTGGAGCGACGATCGCGTCCGGCGCTACGCCGCGACGTATCAACTACGGACCACCCGTTCCTGAAAGGTAGACACACCATGGCAGGTTTTGCCGATCTTCGCGACAAGAAGACCGAGCTGATCCGCAAGGCCACCGACGGCTCGCTGTTCGTGGCCGAGGGCACGGCGGATCTGATCGACTCGCTGACCACGTACACCGCCGGTCCCCCGGTGACCATCGTCCCGACCCCGCTGCCGGTAGGCTACGAGGACGTCGGCTGGGTCACCTCGGACGGCTTCGGCACGTCCCGCGACGTCAACAACTCGGAGATCACCAGCTTCGGCTCGGTGTCCCCGACGCGTACCGACGTCACGTCCGACACCACGACCCTGACGGGCACCATGCAGGAGACGAAGCTCCTGACGCTCGGCCTGGCCACCGGCGCCGACCTCGCGGCCATCACGGCCGACGCGAACAGCGGTGAGGTCGTCATCAAGAAGCCGACCCGGCCGCGCGCCAAGAACTACCGGGGTCTGCTCCTGGTCGTCGACGAGAACGAGTCGGGCGAGATCTACATCGCGCGCTTCTTCCCGCGCCTGAAGGTGACCAACTTCGCGGAGCAGAACTTCACCTCCGGCGACGAGGCCGTCACCTGGGGCGTCACCTGGACGGCCGAGGAGGACAGCGACTACGGCGCGTCCGAGGCGTGGCTGTTCGGTGGGCCGGGCTGGAAGGCGATCCTCACGGATATGGGAATCGCCTCCGCGTGACCAAAGTCTGATAGTCTGGTCGCATGACCGAGACTGAAGACGCAACGGACTCCCCTCGTGCATACTCTGTGCATCGAGGGGAGTCCTGTTCTGTGGGTGACTGCATTCGACCCGCAACCCGCCGCGAGTGGTGTGATCCGCACTATCGCCGCTGGAAGAAGTACGGCGACCCGACCGCTGGCGGGGTCCTGAAGCAGTCGTACCGCACCGGTGGCCAGTGCTCAATCGATCAGTGCTCGACCCCCGCTCGCAAGCGCGGCTGGTGTCTCCGCCACTACGACCGATGGAGGGCGCACGGAGACCCGCTCTGGACCCCGCGTCTCGAGGGGCATCGTCGGCCCCATGCCGATGGCTACGTCTACGTTCAGTTTGCCGGCCAGACCTGGCTGGAGCACCGTCTCGTCATGGAGGCGCGCCTTGGTCGCTCGCTCACCCTAACCGAGAATGTCCACCACAAGAATGGTGATCGCGCGGACAACCGGATCGACAACCTCGAGATCTGGAACACGGCGCAACCTTCCGGTCAGCGCCCCGAGGACAAGGTGGAGTTCGCGCTTGAGATGTTGCTCCTGTACGCTCCTGAGCGACTGGCCGCCGGATAGACTGGAGACCTGAGGTACGAGAGGGGCGCACTGCCTGGGCGGGCCGGTGCGCCCCTCCTGCTATGATGTTGTGCTATGACCGATGTATACCGCAAGGACGGCCGGCCCGACCGGCTGGTCGACACCGAGACCGAGCGGACTGCCGCCGTCTGGGACGGGTTCACGCTCGTCAAGGACGAGAAGCCGTCCGACGCCAAGACCGAGGGTAAGCCCGAGGCCCGTTCGAACGCCGCCGGTACCAACACCGGCAGCACCAAGCCGCCGACCGCCACCAACTGAGCAAGGAGCCCGCCCACACCATGGCTACTACACGTCGCCCTCAGGACCGCAAGCCCGCGTCCAACGTGACCGCTCTCCCGGAGAAGGTCCACTACTCGCTGCTCGTCGACAACGAGGAGCCGGCGGAGCCGTTCCGGCTCGAGCTGGACGAGGACACCATCGTCGAGCTGACCGACCCGACTGAACTGCCGGTCGAGGAGCTGGCCGCCATGCGCGAGCCGCTCGCCTTCCTCCGCTCGACCGCGCCCGACCAGGAGACCCTGGACGTGCTGCGGAAGCTGTCCGCGAAGAAGTTCGGCAAGGTCATGCGGGCCTACTTCGAGCACTTCGGGATCGATGACGCGCCGGGAAAATCGAACGGCTTGGGTTTCTGATCGATCGGTACTTCCCGCAGATCGAGGTCGACTTCGCCCGTCACTACCCTGGGATTGATCCCGGCGAGTTGTGGCGGGCGAGGCGTTTCCGGCGCCTGCTCAACCTGATCGACCATCTGCCGAGGAACACGTACTACTCCCAAGCCGTGATGAACGATCCCGAGCACATGGCGATGCTCGACCGCGTGAAGGAGCAGGGCGACCCCGGTCCGCCGCCGCTCCCGCCGCTGGCCACCTGGTCAGCCGAGGTCGACATGGGCGCCACGATCAACGACTCGATCCAGCAGCTCATGGACGCCCTGATCCGGTCGAACGTCGACAAGGCGCACCAGAAGAGCGTGCCGCCGATCAAGTGGACTCCGCGCCCTGGCCGGCCGGTCGACTCGGTCAAGAAGGACATGCTTACCCCCGAAGAGAAGAAGGCTCGTCACCAGCGCGCCGTGGAGCTGTTCAAGCCCCGTCCGGTCGACTGATAGACTGTCTGTGACCCGTTTACACGCGAGAGGACCGGCCGATGGCTGACGACGGCTTTGACGCCGGTTCGATCTTCGTCCAGGTCGTGCCCTCGTTCCGGGACACGCAGCGGATCATCGAGAAGGAGTCGAAGAGCTTCGGCGACCGGCTCGAGAAGGATCTCTCCGAGGGCATGGAGCGCGGCGCCGAGCGCGGCGCCAAGAAGGCCTCCGAGAAGCTGTCCGGCCTGACCGACGAGGTCGGCAAGAACGCCGACAAGTCCGGTGAGAAGGCGGCCGACGAGTACGCCGGCGCGTTCCGGACCAAGCTGCAGAACGCGCTCCGCTCCATGGAGAAGGAGCTCAAGCCGATCGAGTTCAACACGGGCTCGACCAAGGCGCTCGCCGACCTGGACCGCATCAAGGCCAAGATCGCGGAGCTGAACGACGCCGAGATCAAGCCCGGCATGTCGACCACCAAGATCCGCAAGGACATGGACGACCTGCTCCGCGACCTGCAGAACCTCGGCAAGGACTCCGAGATCGAGGTCAAGGCCGACTTCAACGAGGCCCGCCGCGCGGCGGAGGCCTTCAAGAAGTACGTCGAGTCCATCGACCCGAAGGTCGAGCTCGAGGTCGAGACCAAGACGGCTGAGCGGCAGCTCGGTGAGTTCGAGTCGAAGATGAAGGCCTCCATCAAGGGCGCCATGAAGGCGATCGGCGACCAGTCCGGTCCCGAGCTGGCCAAGCTGAAGAAGCGCCTGGAATCCCTGAGCGACGCCGACATCGACATCGACATCTCGGCCGCCGACGCCCTGCGGGAGCTCGAGGACATCCACCGCGACCTCGCGCAGATCAACGGCACCACTGCCACCGCGCGCGTTCGGGTCGACTCCGGCAAGGCGCTCGCCGAGCTGATCCTGCTGAACCGCGAGGTCGACAAGCTCGACGGCCAGACCGCGAAGGTGAACGCCCGCACGAAGGGCCGGGGCCTCGTGTCCTGGCTGATCGGCGGCACCGGCACCGGCGGTCGCGGCGGCGAGGCGGCCACGGCGTTCCGTACGTTCAACGGCGTCCTTCTCACGGCCGTCACCCTCGGCCCCGCGCTGATCCCGATCCTGGCCGGCATCGCTGGCGGCCTCCTGGCGATCGGCCCGGCGGCCCTGTCCGGCGTCGCTGGCCTGGGCACGCTGCTGCTCGCCTTCGGCGGGATCGGTAACGCCCTCCAGGCTCTGAACCAGGCAGAGACTAAGTCCGCGAAGGACTCGGTCACCGCTGCCCGTACGATGCGCAACGCTGCGCAGGGTGTCGAGGATGCCCAGCGCTCACTGACTCGCGCACGGCGAGACGCAAAGCAGGCCGGCCTGGACGCGGCGAAGGCTGTCGCGGACGCTGAGGAGGAGGCGGCCCAGCGTAACGCGGACGCTGCTCGCCGTGTCGCTGACACGCGCGAGCAGGTCGCCCGCCAGACCGAGGCTGCCCTGAAGCGTCAGCAGGACGCTGAGGAGCGCCTGGCCGACACGCAGCGCGACGCCACTCGGGCGCAGGAGGATCTGGCCGCAGCTCGCCTGCAGGCCCAGAAGGACCTCGACGACATCGCGGACAAGAGCCGGCAGAACGCGCTCGACATCCGGCAGGCCACCATCGACCTGTTCGACGCGACCACCGCGAACAACGCGGTCCAGGCTGACCCTGGCGCGACGAACAAGGAGAAGGAGCAGTCGGACATCAACCTGAAGCAGGCCCAGCTCCGGCTTGAGCAGCTTCGGGACACCGAGAAGGACCTGGCTGAGCAGAAGGCCAAGGGCGACAAGGGCGGTGTAAACGGCACTGATCGGGTCATCCAGGCCCAGCAGCGGCTGAACGACGCCCTGAAGGCCCAGAAGGATGCCCAGGACGATGTGGCCGACTCGGCCGCAGAACTGCGCCAGACCCAGACGGACGGCCTGCAGGCGGTCGCTGACGCCCTCAAGGCGCAGAAGGACGCGGCGAAGGATGGCCAGGACAGCATCGCGGCTGCTGTAGAGGCTCAGCGACGCGCGCAGGTCTCGGCCGCCGAGTCCATCGGCGACGCGCAGCGCGGCCTCCAGCGCGCCCAGCAGTCCTACAGCGACGCGCTCTACGACACCGGCGAGCAGGGCTCTGCGGCGATGCAGAAGGTCCGCGACGCCATGAGCAAGCTGGGCCCCGACGCCCAGCGCTTCACCCTGTTCATCTTCGGCCTGCGCGACGAGTTCTATAAGCTACGCAACGTGGCCGCCGCCGGCATCCTCCCGGGTGTCCAGGAGGCGCTGCAGACCCTGATCACGACCTACGGGCCGTCGCTGTTCAAGTTCGTCGGCGACATGTCCAAGGTCATCGGCGACTTCGCGGTCAAGCTCGGCCAGGTCCTCTCGACCGGCGTGATGAAGGACTTCTTCGGGATCTTCGCGCAGACCGCCCCGCTCCTGGCCGGCGAGTACGGCAAGGGCTTCCTGCAGTGGATGCAGGTCATCGCCCGGCTGCTCATCGTCTCGACCCCGCTGGCGCTGAAGTTCGCCGGCTGGCTGACCGACATCGGCAAGAAGGCCAACGAGTTCCTCGACAGCCCCGAGGGCATCAAGATCATGGGCGACTTCTTCCGGTACATCGACCGGATCGCGCCCAAGGTCGAGAAGTTCTTCAAGAACCTCGGCGCGGCCGTGATCGCCGTCGCTGTCGCGATCGCACCGGTCGGCGAGGACATCCTGACCGTGCTGACGAACGTGCTCGGCTGGATCGCCGCGATGGACCCGAAGACGCTGCAGCTCATCGTCACGGCGATCCTCGCGATGGCCGCCGCGTTCCAGATCACCGCGATCGCGGTCGTCGTGCTCTACGCCGCGATCAACTTCTTCGCGAGCCCGCTGCAGCTCATCATCGTCGCGATCCTCGCGGTCGCCCTCGGCCTGTACCTGCTGTACACGCGCAGCGACACGGCGCGCAAGATCATCGACGCGGCGTTCAGGGGCATCGCGGCCGTGGCGACCTGGCTGTTCGACAACATCCTGAAGCCGGCGATCGCCTACACGATCTGGATCTGGGGCGTCATGGGTAAGGCGTTCTCGGACGTCTGGAACACGATCCTGAAGCCGGTATTCACCGTGCTCGGCGGCATCATCGTGTGGCTGTGGAAGAAGGTCTTCCTGCCCTACCTGAAGTTCATCATCGACTACTGGACCGTGCTGGCCAAGACCTTCTCGTGGGTGTGGAACAACCTGCTGTGGCCGGTCATCAAGGTCATCGCCAAGATCGTCTGGGAGCTCTGGCTGCTCGGCTTCAAGGTCGCGTTCGCCGCGATCGGTAAGGGCTGGGAGCTGCTCTCGAACGCCTTCAAGTGGGTCTGGGACCACGCCCTGAAGCCGCTGTTCGACCTGTTCATGAAGTACATCGGCGACGACCTGGTGAAGGTCTTCAAGTCCGCCGTCGACCTGATCAAGAAGCACTGGGACACCATCAAGCAGATCGCGATGGCCCCGATCTCGTTCGTGATCGACATCGTCATCAACAAGGGCCTGATCGCCGGCTTCAACAAGCTGGCCGACGTGTTCCAGATGGACAAGGTCGACCCGATCCCGTGGCCGCCCAAGGGCTTCGCCCGAGGCGGTGTCTACCCGGGCTACACGCCGGGCCGCGACATCGGCTACATCGGCATCTCCGGCGGTGAGGCGATCATGCGCCCGGAGTGGACCCGCGCCATGCAGCAGATGGACCCGTCGTACATCGACGAGGCCAACCGTCGCGCGCGCCTCGGCGGCGTGCAGGGCGTCCGTCGGTTCCTGGGCGGCTTCAAGAACGGTGGCGAGGTCGGCAGCGGCAGCGGGACCAACATCTTCGCCCGGACCACCTGGCGCGGCAAGCAGTTCGACTACTACACGATCCAGATGATCCAGGCCGCTGAGAAGCTGCTGGGCCGGACCGTGGACATCACGCAGGGCTCGTTCAGCACGAGCGTCGCGGCGTCGGGCTCGACCCACGCTGGCGGTGGCGCGCTGGATATCTCGGTGCGGAACCTGTCTACCGCGCTGCGTCAGGCGACCGTCGCCGCGTTCCGTTCGGTCGGCTTCGCGGCGTGGCTGCGTAACCCGTCGCAGGGCCCGTGGCCGTTCCACATCCACGCGATCGCGGCCGGCGACCCGACCGCGTCCGACTCCGCCAAGCGGCAGGTCCAGGACTACTACAACGGCGGCAACGGCCTCGGCGGCAAGGACGACGGCCCGGACGTCAAGAAGGACCCGTCGCTGCTGCACCGGATCCTGGGCGGCATCGGGGACCTGGCCGGCTGGGCGAAGGACGCTCTGGCCGACCCGGCGAAGTGGCTGAAGGCTCAGATCGGCGAGAAGCTCGGCCAGATCAAGGAAAAGTTCGGCCAGAACAAGCTGACCGACCTGCTCACCAAGATCCCCGAGCGGTTCATCGACGCCATGGTCGACCGAATCAAGGGCTTCAACCCGTTCGGCGGCGGCGACTCGAGCGACCTGAAGTCGATGGCGCACGAGATGATCAACGCCCAGGGCTGGGGCGCCTACTGGAACGACTTCGACTGGCTGGTCAACAAGGAGTCGTCCTGGAACCCGAAGGCGAAGAACCCGACGTCGTCGGCGTACGGCCTGATGCAGTTCCTGGACGGCACCTGGGAGAACGGCCGCACCGATGACCCGCGCGAGCAGCTCCGCCAGGGCATCAACTACATCAAGAGCCGGTACGGCAACCCGGCCGAGGCGCGTCGTTTCCACGAGGCGCACGGCTGGTACAAGGACGGCGGTGTCGTTCCGGACACCCCGGCCGAGCTGTTCTCCACGCCGACGTACTTCCGCGACAGCGGCGGCACGATCCCGCAGGGCCTGTCGCAGGTCCTGAACCTGACCGGCGACAACGAGCACGCGGCCGTGTTCACCACCGACCAGTGGGAGCACCTCCAGACGGGCGCCGGTGGCGACATCAACATCAACGTGCCGATGTCCCCGACCCGGTCCACGCCGGCTGAGGTCGCCGATGAGGTACTCTTTGCTGCACGGCGTATCCGCCGTGGCGGGGCGTACCTTGGCGCGAATGGGAGCGACTGACATGTGGGACCTGGCAGATCACCAGTTCGAGCTCCTGCCCGACGAGGACCTCCCCGACGGGCTCGAGTTCGGCATCTACCTGGACCTGTCTGTCGATGACGGCGGCTTCGACCCGGGGTCCGCCGAGTGGATCGTGCAGGACGGCACCAACCCGCTCGACGGCACCACCCAGTTCGGCCGCGACTCGCTCGCCGGCGAGACCTGGGCGTGGAACGCGCATGTCAACCGGACCGACGAGACCGAGGCGCTCGAGACGCTGCGCCGCGTCCGGAAGGCCTGGCGCGCCCGCGCGACCGCGAAGGACCCGGGCAAGATGTCGGTTATCCGGTACCAGATGGACGGGAAGCGCCGCCGTACGTACGGCCGGCCGCGCCGCCTGGCCGCGCCGCCCGACAACAAGATCCTGACCGGCTACGTCCCGGTCACCATGGACTTCAAGACCGTCACGCCGCTCACGTTCGACGACCTGGAGCAGATGACCACGGTCAACTTCAACTCCACGTCCAACGGCGGCCTGCGGTTCCCGGTCGCGTTCCCGGCCAGCCCGCTCCCGCCCGGCGAGCGGCAGGGCTCGATCCTGGTCGGCGGCGACGCCCCTACGTACCCCGTTTACACGTTCGTCGGGCCGATCGTGAACCCTTGGATCATGTGGGACGATCGCAAGTGGACGTTCAACGCCTCGCTGAACGACGGGATCCGCATGACGGTCGACACCCGGCCGTGGAAGCGGACCATCGTCGCGAACGGCTCGTACGCGCCCGGTGCGCTCGGCCGGCGCCAGTACCTGCAGGACATGACGATCGACCCGGGTGGCCACGAGGTCGTCTTCGGCGGCCTGTCGAGCTTCGGCACCGCCCAGCTCGAGTTCCGGTGGCGCGACGCCTACGAGGGATTCTGAGCGAGGACTGGTAGACTCGACGTGACGACGACCGGAGGAATCTGATGCCGAACAACACCGCGTGGCTCATCGATGGGCCCCTGACTGAGGCTGAGCTCGCTCGACGGGCGCAGTTCGCCGCGTCCGGCGGTGCCGAGGGTATCGCGTCCCTGACCGACCTCAAGGTCATCACCAACTCGACGCCCGGCAACGGCGTCCGGGTGATGCCCGGCTCCGCGTCCATCCTGAACCGCTACGTGACCCCCGTCAACCAGACGTACGTCGCGACCGAGCCGTCGATCTGGGCGATCCCGTCCAGCGACATGCCGGCCAGCAACCCGGCCGCCAAGAGCCACCTGGTCGCCATGGTCGTCGGCGACCCGCAGTACTCGGCCACCGGCCACCCGTTCATGCCGTCGACCGAGATCCCGGCCGAGGACGTCGACACCTTCCAGTACGTCCGGTACGTCGTCATCCCGAACGTGCCCGCGACCACCACGAAGTTCTCCGACCTCGGGCTGAACTATCCGGGCATCGAGTTGGCTCGCCTGGACGTGCCGGCCAACACGACCACGATCACGTCCGACATGATCAAGGACCTGCGCAACGTTGCGCGGCCGCGCACCAAGGACGTCCAGTGGCACGTGTGGGCCACCGACAACGACGTCCTGAACGTCACCCCGCTGACCTATGAGGTCTGGCCCGACGCCTCGATCAAGCAGGTCGAGGTCCCGTCCTGGGCGAGCATGTGCTACGTCGACGGATTCATCAACGGCTTCGTCGACGGCAACGACCTGCAGACCCGCGCGCGGATCCGGGTCTCCTCGCTGTCCGCGCCCGGCGGCGCGATCGCGACCTCGTACACCCAGTACGACGAGTCCGAGCTCGGCAAGAAGAACGTCAACCTCGGCGGGACGATCAAGATCCCCGCCGCGATGCGTGGCACCACGCAGCAGTTCGAGATCTCCGCGACCACTCTCGCGGCCGGCGACAACAGCGGCCTGGCGACCGTGGTCACGACATCCTGCATGGTCCACCTCCGGTTCGTCGAAGAGCCGGACTGACCCATGGGCTGGCACTTCGAGGCGGAGCGGCTCGACGGTGACGGCAACGCTGACCTGCTGGCCAGTGACCTGCCGCTCCAGGACGTCTCTCTGACCCAGACGCTCTCCGGCGCCGATTCGTTCACCGCGACGGTCTCGCCGGAGATCGGTCGACTGCTCGGCCCGGACGGCAACCCGCTCCTGGCCGGCAACTGGTCGACCGCCATCTACGCCGTCACCGACGAGTTCGAGGTGTACGGCGGCTACGTGCTGGACGAGCCGAAGTTCAACGGCCCCCAGTGGTCGCTCGAGGGCACCGGCTTCATGGGGTACATGTACGGCATGCCGTACACCGACTCCAATTTCTGGGTCGGGATCGACTCCATCGACGCGGCCCGCCAGATCATGACCCACCTCGCCGCGAAGCCCGGCGGCAACCTCGGCGTTATCGTCGACGCGACCACGATGTCCGGCGTCAAGATCGGCACCGAGCTCAAGCAGGGGCAGTTCGACACGATCAACGGGCCGCTCACCTTCGAGCAGGGCCCGTTCCGTCTCGCCTGGTACCAGACGCAGGACCTCGGCAACGAGTTCGACACCCTGGCCAAGAACACCCCGTTCGACTGGCGCGAGCGGCACATCTACGTCGGCGACGTCATCGAGCACCACCTGGACTTCGGCTACCCGAAGATCGGCCGCCGGCTCGAGAACCTGCGCTTCGTCGTCGGCGAGAACGTCGCCCTGCCGCAGGTCCAGGACCACGGCGGCGAGTTCGCCACGGAGATCCTGGTGCTCGGCGCCGGCGAGGGTGCCGCGATGATCCGGGGCAGCTACTCCGGCCCGCGCCCCGGCGTACGCCGTGTAAAGGTCGTCCAGGATCAGACGCTCAAGACCGTGGCCGCCGCGAACGCCCGCGCGAAGGCCGAGTGGCAGAAGGCCCAGTCCATCCGGGACATCACCGACATCTCGCTGTTCGACCACCCCAACGCCCCGCTGGGCTCCGTGGCGGTCGGTGACGAGCTCTATCTGGAGGGTCGAATCGATTGGATGGAGGTCGGCATGTGGGTTCGTGTCACCTCTCGGACGATTCGCCCCGCAGATCTATCGGCAGTTCAGCTTACAGTCACCCGAACTGACCGCATGATGGGCTAGTATAGACATGGAGTGAAGGACGATAATCGCCCCGAGAACCTCGAGCTCTGGTCCAGGAGTCAGCCTGCAGGGCAGCGCGTGGCCGACAAGGTAGAATGGGCACGACAGATTCTCGCCCTCTACGGCGACGACTACCCGGCCGAGGAGAGCAACTGATGAGCGGCATCGAAGAGCTTGCCCGGCGGCTCCTGTCGCTCGAGAAGGCCCAGATGGCCCGCTCCACCCCTCAGCTCGCGTACAGCTCGATCGAGAACGGCGCCCTCCGCGCTCACGACGACCTGTTCGGCGAGACCATGCAGATCGGTCTCCAGTGGGACGGCACGTACGCGCCCACCGTGACCAACGGCCCGACTCCGCCGACCCCGTCCGCGCCGCAGGTCCTGGACGCCACTGAGGGCATCGTCGTCGGGTGGGACGGCTCGTTCGCCGGCGGCCTCATCCCGACCCCCATGGACTTCCTCCGCGTCGACGTGCACGTCGGCGCGACCAGCGACTTCATCCCGGACCACAACAACCGTCGGGCCTCGTTCGCGTCGCCGCAGGGCGGCTTCGCCAGCATCACGCTGGGCTACGGGACGTACTGGGTCAAGCTGGTGCTGTGGACCCTGGCCGGCAAGGTCAGTGCGGCGTCCACCGCGACCGAGGGCGACTCGTGGCCCGTCGAGGTGAGTTCGGACGGCTTCGCGCCGGCCAGCTCTCCCGACCCCACCGTCATTGGCGCCTACGAGACCCTCGTCGTCAAGTGGTCCCCGATCAGCAACGCCGACCCGGTCCGCTATCAGGTTCACGTCTCCACGACCACCGGCTTCACGCCGGGCCCGGACACGCTCGTCGACACCGTCCAGGGCGGCCAGTTCAGCATCAAGACACTGCCCGGCGAGGCGCCCGTCAACCCCGGCGACGTGGACCCGCGCAAGCTGCAGTACGACACCACGTACTACGTCAGGCTGGTCGCCGAGGACGACGACGGCACCGCCGCCCCGTCCGCCGAGGCTTCCGACCAGATCTTCCGCATCAACGGCGGCATGATCGGCGCGGAGACCATCGTCGGCGCGAACATCCTCGGTGGCACGATCACCGGCGACCTACTGAGCTCCACGATGGTCATCTCGTCGGCGTTCTGGACGGCCCTGACCGGCCAGCGCGCCGGCTTCACCCCGGACGGCTTCTTCGCATACAAGCCTGACAACTCGGCCATCCTGAAGATCCCGACCGATGGCAGCAACGCGCTGTACGACGGCGAACTCGTCGTGCGCGGCGCCACGATCCTGGGCGGCATGTCCATCCAGTCCGACGAGAACGAGCTGACCGCCGACGCCCGGATCACCCTGATGCGTGGCATCGTCTCGCCGACCGCGTCGCCCCAGATGGCCTTGGACTACGAATACGTCACGCCCAGCACGGCCGGACTGTCCAGCGCCCTGAAGACCGACATCCTTGGGACCTTCGACTTCGACGCGAACCAGATCTCCTGCATCGAGTGGCGAAGCACGCTGAACTTCTGGTCGATGTTCCAGGTCCGCCCTGGAGGCACGCGCGAGTGGTGGATCAACCCGGACGGTACGCCGCACGACATCACCGGCGCCGGGGACTACTTCCTCGACTGGAAGGACTGGGAGATCTGGTCGGCGACCGAGCTCCTCACGTCCACCAATCCGGCGCTCAACGGTCACTACCTGATGTTCCGATTCATGCCGTCCGGAGACGACTACTGGGTATGCGCGCCGTCGGGAAACTATCGGTACTCGCGCCAAAACGGTATCCAGCCTCCGGTGATCGGGAACAACGGCCAGAGCATCTTCGTGGCCGAAGTGCCGACCATTGTGACCCCGCAGACCCATCTCCGCATTCGATACTACGAGCCGCTGCTGGACAATGGCGTCATGCCGGCGCCGACGACAGCGTACGAGTCGACCACGGGCTTCAGCTCGGGCACCGCCCTGGCCAACGTCCGGTACAGCACCACTGGATTCGACGTGTCCGGGGGCTCCGGCGCTCGCTACCTAGCGGCCGAACGAGGCAACTCGACGAACAACAAGATCCTGGTCACCTCGGGCACGAACGCCGACTCGATCTTCCCATCCGGCTCGGGCAACAACTGGTCGTCGGCCAACAAGGAGGCCCACTCCTTCGAGGCTCCGGCGTCGAACCGGCGCGGCTGTGACTGGGACGGTACGCAGTTCTGGACGCTGTCCGGCGATGGTCGGCTGTACAAGCACACGAACCAGTTCTGGGATCCCGCCACGACGTCCTCGACCCTCTGGGGCCAGACCACGTTCCGCGACGGTGACTCTGGCGGAACCGGCACGCACGAGACGACTCCCGGCGCGGCGAAGTCCTTCACCTGGAAGCGTCGGTCCCGGTTCACGTTCGTCTCGCCGGACGTGCCTGACAATGGCGGCCCGGACGACCCGGACCGCGTGCGGTTCTACGTCGGCCGTGGCTTGACCAAGCCGGCCAACTCGGCCATGTTCCAGCAGTACGAGGGCACCGGCACGGCGACGATCAGCACGCTCGCGACGTCCGGCAACGTTCCCCCGACCATCAACACGTTCCCGTCGGCCAACCCAGCCAAGATCCGCACCGATGACGACGCCCTGGTCATCTCGGGCGACGGCACGATCAAGATCAACGGCGTCGACGTCGCGGTTGGCTCCCCCGTGCGTCAGATCTTCACGAGCTCGGGCACGTGGACCAAGCCGGCCAACATCAAGGCCGTGCGGGTTCAGGTGCAGGGCGGTGGCGGCGCGGGTGGCGGTGCGGCTGCACTGTCGGCCGACGGCACGCACTCCATGGGTTCCGGCGGCGGCGGCGGCGGGTACGCGGAGAAGTGGTTCCTCGCAGCCGACCTGGCCAGCTCCATTCCGGTCAGCGTTGGCGGCGGCGGCGTGGGTGCTTCGGCGGCAACCGGCGGCGGCGGCGGTGCATCGAACTTCCAGCACACCACGAACGTCGTCGGCAACGGTGGCGGCGGCGGCGGGCTCTTCGGGGCGACCGCCCTGGCCCTCGGCCCGGCTGTTGGTCAAGGTGGCTCGGCGACCGGCGGCGACACCAACCAGCAGGGCGGGGGGGGCGTGGCTGGCTGGGGCAACGCGGCCTGGGGGGTCGGCGGCGCTGGCGGCAATGCGATCCTGGGGACTGGCGGCGCTGGTCGCGGTACGGCAGCGCAGGGTCCGTACACCGGCTTCGCAGGGAACAACTACGGCGGCGGCGGCGGCGGCGCTCTGACGGCCCGGACGAACAGCTCGGCTGCCGCAACGGCGGTCGCTGGCGGTAACGGAGCGCCGGGAATCGTCATCGTCACGGTATACTACTGACATGACTTACCAGACCCCCGCGCGCTCGGGCGAGCAGCAGTACAAGGCCGCTTTCTCTTCGTACTTCAATGACGAGAATGGCGCCTACGGCGAAGCCGCGATCATCGACATCCAGTTCAGGTTCGAAGCAGCCGTCCATGGCCCCAACTGGGAGGCTGTGGCCGACGAGCAGTGGCAGAGCTTCGTCGACTACGTGCGCGACTGGCCCGGTTTCGCGACCAGTGACCCGAGCTACGGCATCGTTGGTCCGACCACCTTCTCGGCCGGCAAGACCTATCCGGTCACCGAAGAGGTTACCACCCCGTGACTAACTACGGATCCGGCATCTATCCCGGCCCGACCACCTCTTCCATCCAGGACGCTGGCTGGGCCGACCCCGACCTCAAGTGGGGCATGCTCGGCGACTCGATCACGTACCGCTCAGCTCCCAAGCTGCGCGCCGCGTTCGCCCAGGCCGGCGTGGACAGCTTCGCGATCCGGGCGCACTCCGGGCAGAACTGGGCCGGCTCCAACACCTGGCTCGACTCGCTCACCTACCTCCCCGACAACCTGATCGTGTTCCTCGGCGCCAACGACGTCCAGAACCCGTTCGGCGTGCCGGAGCAGATCGCCCGGACCAAGTCGATCATCGGCGAGGGCGTCAACCTGTTCCTCGTCGACACCTACGTCAACCGGCCGGCGTACCCGAACCACGACCTGCGCAACTCCGGCCAGGTCAACGGGTACATCCGCCAGGCCGTCGATGCCGCGCACACCGTCAACTGGGTCGCCGCGATCACCTCCGCCGTCGGCCGGGGCATCCAGCCGGGCTACTACATCCAGGACGGCGTGCACCCGTGGGTGGCCGCCGAGAACGGCCACGGGGACGGCACCGCATTCCTCGCGGCGACCGTGATCCAGGCCATTCAGCCGTTCCTCGTGTAAACGTTCCAATCAGGCGGCCGGGTTGCGTCAGTCAGCTACCATGGGGTGACAGACAATCGCCCCCAAGACTGGACGGCTTCATGACCACAAAGCAGCCCGGCCAGCCTAACCGCTTCTGGCTCGCCTTCACCGTCTCGTCATTCGAGATGCCCATCACGCTCGCGTTCGGCCTGTACGGCCTCGCCAGCCTGATCTTCAGTGACTTCATCACCCCGCCCTCCGTCGATCTCACGTACAGCGTGTGGCTCGTTATCATCTGGCATCTCCTCATGGCCCTGGGCGGCTTTGGCTCTGCAATCGGCCGGCTCTTTGAGTGGGAGAGGCTTGAGATGTCAGGCCTCTCCGCACTGGGCCTGTCGTGCGTCTACTACATGATCGCGACCTACCTGATCAACCACGAAGCAGCGTTCGGTCTCACCGTGCTCCTGCTGGCGCTCGCCATTGCGTGCGCGATCCGAATGTACGTCCTACGAAAGTCTCTCAAGGCTCAGGATGTCGTCCGCAACGTAGTGGAGGCGCTCCGACACAATCACAACGGAGACGACTCGTGATCACGCTACTTCTCATCCTCGCGGCTGACCCGACCACCTGGGACACCATCATCGGCACGGGCGGCTGGGCCGGCGCGCTCGGCATCATCGCATTCATCGCCAAGCAGGGCGTCGACGCCTGGGTGGCCCACCGACGCGACAAGCGGGAGGGCATCGACGCTGAGCAGAAGGAAGTGCTCGGCGAGGTCGGCGCGGCCGTCGGCAATGCCTCGACCGTCAACGCGCTCATGCTCAAGTCGCTGGAGAACCTGGCGCAGGAGAACGAGCGGCTCCTGGCTCGCAACTCCCACCTCGAGGACCTGAACGCCCAGAAGGACGCGAAGATCGACGAGCGGGACAAGACGATCGAGCAGCTCAAGGCCAACCTGGAGGAGTGGGTGTCTCGCGGCCAGCAGTACGTCGAGCAGATCACTAACTACCAGCGGCTCCTCCGCGAGCAGGAGGGCGAGGTAGACTAGCAGGGATAAGCCCGCTCGTCTACCCGGAGAAGCTATGCCTACCTCACAGAACGGCTGGCCCGCGAACGACGTTTCGCGCACCGCCAGCTACAAGATCGCCGGCACCACTCGCGCGCTGCGACTCGTCAAGGGTCCGGCCGGCGAGCTGCTGGCCCTGCTCGCCGCCTGGATCGACGCCAACGTCGAGGTCATGGACAAGGACGCCGAGCTCGACGACTGGGGCTACGCGGAGCGGCCGATTCGCGGCTCCACGACCACCCTGTCGAACCACGCGTCCGGCACGGCCTTCGACTACAACGCCACCCAGCACCCCCTGGGCACGACCGGCAACTGGTCGTACGCGGAGAAGTCGAAGATCAACGCCAAGCTGAAGCAGCTCGGCAACGTCGTGCGCTGGGGCGAGAACTACTCCGGTCGCAAGGACCCTATGCACTTCGAGATCAACGTGCGCCCGACGGCGGCCGGCCTGGCCGCGATCAACCGGGCGATCACCGCGATCAAGGGCGCCCCGGCGCCGGTCAAGGACGTCCCGAACGACGGCATCGATATGACGGTCGTGGCGGCCTCGATCCGGTACGGCGCGAACGGCGGCTACTTCCACGCCGGCCAGACCACCGGCCCCAACTCGGCCGGCGCGGACATCGACATCTTCCTCGCCTGGTGGCTGCGGCTGAACCGGAACGTCAACGCCGACGTGAAGGCCAAGGTCGAGCGCGACGTGCGCGTGTATCGTGCGCTCCGGGCCATCGCGGCCAGGAGCGACGCGGCGGCGGACTGGAAGCGCGCCGGCGCTCAGCTCACCGGCATCATCAAGTCGTTCCAGGCGCGGTACCGCCTGGACGTCGACGGCATCTTCGGCCCGCAGTGCGCTGCCGTGATGCGCCACGACAACTACGTCGTCATCCTCTGACAGGGAGAACCACATCACCATGAACACCTCCGTGAAGCTGTTCGGCAAGGACCCGGCTCTGGTCGGCGCCTTCCTGCAGTCCCTCCTGGCCGCGCTGCTGGGCCTCGGGGTCATCCCGGGCCTGAACAGCGAGACCGCCGCGCTGATCTCGGTCGCCGGTGCGGCCGTGTTCGGCGGCTACGCGGCGTTCGCGATCAAGCAGAACGTCCTGCCGGCCGTGGTCGCGGCCTTCCAGGCGCTGGCGGCCGTCGCGGTGGGCTTCGGCCTGGGCGACGTCCTGGCGGCGCATGGGTACGACGCGACCCTGCTGACTGGCCTCGCGACTGCCGTACTGACCGCCGGCCTCGGCCTGTTCCTGCGGACCCAGGCTGACCCGAAGGCCGGCTCGCCGGCCGACCCGGACCCGGTCACTCCTCAGCCGGTCGTGGTCAACGTCGCTGCTGCGCCGTCCCTGGCTCAGCACAGCGCTGACGACGAGCCGGAGTTCGTGAACGGCGAGGCCCTCGACGGGGAGCACGACCACCTCGCCTGACCGATCCCCCGGAGACCCCCGCAGCCTGTTGACTGCGGGGGTTCTTCATGTCACGATGGGTAGATGGCTACACATCCGAAGAAGGCGAAGTCGCCGAAGAAGGTGAGCAAGGCCAAGGTCGCCGAGGCGGTCAAGGTAAATGGGCAGTGGCGGGTCAAGTGCTACAAGTGCGGCCTGCTTCAGCCGCACTACGGGAGCTGGACGACGGCCGCCACGGCGGCCTGGAAGCACGGGAAGCACTGAGAGCCGATCTGAGCGCCTGAAAGGCCCCGGGGTCCTACTGGACGCCGGGGCCTCCGCACGTCAGACAGGGGCGGCAAGGCGCTCGTTCTGGCCGGCAATCTGGTCCTGCCTCTCGCGGGCCAGCCGTAGCCTGATCTCCCAGACCTTCGGGTCGAGCCGATCGGGCACCGCGTGGAAGATGTCGAACGGCCCGTCGTGGTCCTTCGGGAACCGCCAAAAGTCGCCGTCCGAGTAGTGCCCGGTCCGCGACCGCCGAGCTCGAGCCTCGATGGCATCCTCGGCCTGCTGGCGGAGCAGGGCCGGAAGGCCGCTCTGCTGGCCGCTATCGACGTTGATGCGCGACCGGCCGGCCATTACGCCGCCCGTCGCCGACACGTCCTCCAGCGGCAGCTCGCGGCCCTCGCGCACGCGCCTGGCCGGTGGGTCCTCCAGGTAGCTCACGATCCGCTTGGCCATGTCGAGCGAGGTGATGTTCCCCAGGACGTCGTGGTTGCAGGACCGGGTGCCGGTGCACAGCAGGCCGCGCACCTCGTTGGTCTCGTGGTTGTGGTCGACGGCCAGGCGCTTCGTGCGGGGCTTCTTCCGGCAGATGTAGCACGCCCCACCCTGCGCCTGGTAGATCGCCAGGTAGGTGTCGTACGAGATCCCGTACGTCTTCAGGATGTGAGCTGAATACGCCGCCTCGGAGGTACAGGCCTTGCAGCGGCTTCCCTGGACGTACCAGAGCGGCACGTAGAAGTTGCAGCCGGAGCACCAGCGTCGGCCGGCCGGCCAAGCGCTCGACGGCCGGGTGGCCGCCTCGCCCCACTTCACGATGCCCTTTGGTCGGCGCTGTTTCGCCTCGGCGATCTGGTCGTCGATGAGCAGGCGGTCGACCCGGTGCCAGTAGCAGAAGTGCGACGGGGCATCCTTGCGTAACTCACAGCCGGGCTGTTTACACGGCTTCGGGGCAGCAGGCATGGATCCAGGGTACGACAAAGGACCCCCCAGCCTTGCGAGGCTGGGGGGTCCTGGGCGATCCCCCTGATCAGGCGATCAGAATGGGGGCTCCCCGTCGGACGGGCCGTCGGCCGGAGCCGAGTCGCCGCCACCGAACGGGTCGTCCTGCGGCGCCTCGGCCTTCGCGCGCTTCGGGTAGTGCCCGAGAGCGATCTTGGCCTCGAAGCCGTTCTGGGCCCGCTTCTCCGGCTGCGACGGGTCCTTCTTCTTCTCGACGAGCTCGACCTGGATCAGGGTTCCCTCGTCGATCCGGCCGCCTGCCGCCTGCTGCGCGTAGGCCATCTGGTTGAACAGGGCCTTGGTGGCGCCCTTGGCAGCCTTGCCGGCCCAGAGCGACTGCTCCTCGGAGCCCTTGTGCTGGTGGACCTTCACGGGCGAGTCCTTGCCAGGACCCTCGTGCTCGATGACGCGGATGACGGCCGCCATCTTCGGCTGCGGCTCCTCGCCGTCCCGAGCGGGCCAGAACGCCGGCTTGCCGGTGTTGAAGTCCCGCTGCTGGACCCAGTCAGCCTTGCCGAGCGCCTCGAAGTAGCGCTTGGTGCCCACGGGGTAGATGACGTCCGGGTCCTCCGGGGTCGTCCACGACACGGTCGGCGTGCTGGAGATGTCGAACGGGTCGAAGTCGTCGGTGTTTGCCATGGTGGCTGGTTCCTCCTGTGGTTGATGTACCAGTTGATCAGTTGATCTGAGAAGTACTATACAGGGCGCCGCCGACAAAATCAACGGCGCCCCGCTTTCAGAGTTTGGTGATGTACTTCGGGTTCACGAACGTGGCTCGGTTGACCTGGCCACACAGGCCGTAGTACGCCGTGTCGTAGTTGACGTCGTACCGGATCTGGCCGTCGACCTTGCGGATGCCGGAGATCGCGCCGGTCCGCACGGGGGCGTCCGGAAGGCGGAGCTCGACCTGGTCGTCCAGCTCGAGGGTCGGTTCCTTCTGGACGAGCCGGGCGGCGATGGAGTACGAGCCGTTGCCGTTGTCGGTGATCTTCGGGTTCGGGATGTAGGTCCGGATGAACGACCCGTCGTCGCCGGTGTGCTCGATGAGCAGTGGCCAGCCGTCCAGCAGGGGGGCGGGCTCGATCTCCTCGGTCGGCGCCACTCCGGCCTCGTTGCTTTCTGGGTCCGGATCCGACCAGCCGACGTGGCGCATGGCCGCTTGCCAGCCGTTGTAGAATTCCTCCGACTTCTCGTCGTCGGTCAGGCGTTCCTCGGTCGGCGCCACGCCGGCCTCGTTGCGCCGGACCACCGTGGACGGCCGGTCGTCGAGCTCCGGGTGCGTCTCCAGCCACTCGAGCAGCGCGAAGGCGTGCCAGGCGACCGCCGCCAGGTGCGACGTACCGGGTCGCGGGACGCCGTCGATGATCGCGCGCGGGTCGTCGGTCCCGGCGTACGCGGCCGGGTCGACGTCCTCTCCGGCCCAGAAGGCGTTGGCGTGCCCGAGCAGTGCCCGGTACGACCACGACCACTGGTAGCCGTTCCGCCAGTTGTCCAGGCCGTTGACCTGGTCGTACTTCAGCGAGCCGACGCCGTACCGGGCGGCCAGCTCAGCGAGCGGGCCGGCGGGAATCTGGTCATACCGCTCGATCTTGAGGTCCTTGGCACCGCCGGTCTTGCTGACGTGCCGGGTGGGTTCACTCATGCTTGTCGTGCTCCTTCCTGTAGGTCTTGCGCGTGTAAACGGTGGAGAGCTCGAGGCCGACCTCCAGGGCGTCCGCGTGCATCTCGGCGATCGTCCCCATGGCCTCCTGGAGCGACTCGCAGTCGACGGTACCGCTAGATCCGTCGGCCCACCAGAGCCATTCCACCCTGTGAGACACGCCAAGGTCGTGGTTGGAGAGGTCCGGGAGCGCGCTCATCCGCCGAACCTTTTCAGCAGCGCGTCGAGCAGCGCGTTCGTGGTGAGCTGGGCTGCGAGCTGTTCCTTGGACACCTGGAGTTGCTCGGCCGCGATCTCGCGGATCTTCTTCGTCTCCCGGGCCTGCTCGAGCTGAGCAGACTTCACCAGGTTGTCGATGGCGCCCATCAGATCCCCTGCTCGGCTTCCTGGAGTTCGTCGCGACGCTTGCGGGACGCCTCGGTCATCTCGTCGGTCCAGATCGGCTGGTACTGCGACCAGATCGCCTTCAGCTCCTCGTACGTGATCGCCGCAGCGAGCCGGTCGAGGATGGCCTGGGTGGCGAGCTGGCGGGCCCGCTTGCCCTTCACGTGCTTCAGCCGCTTGGACTGCAACACCTTGCCGGCCGTCTCGTACCGGGCGTCGCGGACCTGTGCGGCCAGCTCGCAGTTCTTGTAGCCCCACTCGATGTCGACCTCGGACACCTTGACCTCGCCGACGCCGCCGTTCTGGTCGGCCTTGACCGACAGGAGCAGCGCGAACTCCTGGTTCACCGGGCCCGGGTCGAACCCGTAGTTCCGGATGACGTACTCCTGGAGCGTGATGCGCTCGCCGGTCTCCGGGTCGTACACGAGGCTGTGGGCGTAGTTGGCGAACTGACAACCGAAGCCCAGGTTGTTCTGGTTGCGCCCGTTCTTCGTGTCGCCGATGATCAGCCCGAACCCGTTGATGTAGAACAGGTGGTCGAACGTGCCGGCGACCCGGAGCGCGTCGTTGACGACGAAGACCTCGGAGCCGCAGCGGCGTACGTCGTTGATCGCGAGCCACTCGTTGAACGAGGCGAGCTCGGTGATCACGGAGATCGGCACGAAGCCGGCGTAGTCCTCCTCGGTGACCGCGTGGACCACGGTGCCCCGGTCGGCACGCTCGGTGATCCGGACGGAGTCGAGAGCCCGCTCGATGAAGCCGTCCAGGCGCTTGCCGGACGCGGTCTTGATCGGCTTGTCGGGCTCGTCGAAGCCGGTGGTGTACGGCTCGAGGGCGCACATGTCGGCCAGGTCGCGGCGCCGGCCCAGCGCGACGGCGAGGTTGCGCATGTGCCACGTCTCGAGGAAGCGGTCGTCGGTCAGGTAGCCGCCCAGGGAGCTGGACCGCGTGTAGACCTGCGTGGAGCCGTCTTCCTGGAGGATCAGCGGGCCGCCGCTGGACGGGTCGCGCTCGATCGGGTCGAGGGCGAACGGATCAGTCTCAGACATCAGTCTCCCTTGCAATGTGACGCCGGAGCGTCGTGATGTGAATGCCCAGCCTACTCGCGATCTGGGCGTCTGTAAAGCCCTCGCCGCGCCGGCCGAGGATCTCGTACTCGTCCATGATGTCCTCGTGTGTCAGGCGCTGGCGCTCGTGGTCGATCAGGCCATCCGGATCACCGCCGCGCCGGGCTGCGTCGATGGGCTTCTGGTAGCACCGGCTGCAGAGCCCCCTGGCGTGCGCGCGGGCGTGGGTCATCTTGAAGAGCCGGGGGTTCGTGGTCTCGACAGATTTCCAGGCGCGCACGGGGACCAGGCGGCGCTGGCAGTCGGTGCAGTTCACGCTGCAGTGTACCCGTTCCGGTAGACCATGATGTCGTGGGTGTCGAGCCAGGTGAGGTCGTAGTCGACGTACCCCTCGGTCTTCCAGTGCCGCAGGTTGCGGGACAGCTCCTCCTCGGTTATGCCGAGCTTGTCGGAGATCTCGCGGATCCCTCGGCCCATCGAATGGAAGAACTGGACCTCTTCGATGATGGCCTGGCGCCGGAAGACGCGCTCGTCGCGGCGCTCGTAGGCCTGGCCGGCGCGGCGCAGGAACCGCTGGATCGAGCCGATGTCCATCTGCAGCATGAAGGCGATCTCGCCGATCGGGTCGCGGAAGCCCTCGCGGACCAGGCCCCGGTACATGCCGGCGACCTTCTGGGCGCGCTTCTCAGCCTCGGCCTTGCGTGCGGCGTTGTGCTCCTCGGGCGACCGGCGCTCCATGTGGAGGCGGCACTGCCCGGCGGACTCGTTGCGGTAGTAGCCGGCGTTCTGCCAGAGCCGACGCTGCGCCTTGCCCGCCTTGTCCCAGATGCCGCCGGTGACGAGTTTGCGGTCGCAGTCGTCGTCCGTGCAGGTCCCGACAGTCTCAGGGTAACTGTCGTCCAGGTCGGCGAGGTCATATTCGGTGATCGTCATGGGTCTCCTCCCGTTCGGGGTTCGGTGCTGGTCGGACACCGAACATGATGGACCGCCCGCCTGGCAGTTGTCAAGCGGGCGGTCGCGGGGTGTAGCTATTCGGGTGCTGCTGTGAGCTCGGCCGCCGGGGCGTGCCGGCCGAACCGGAACACGAACTCGACGGTCTCGCACGGCCATGCCGAGGCGCAGGCGGTGCAGTACAGCGAGGGCTCGCCGACGTCCTGAGTCATCTGGGCGTGCGGCTGGTGGAGGGCGAGGATGCCGCCTCGGATGTCGTCGGCGCGCTTGGCCCGCTCGAGGGCGTCGCGCTTCTCGCATTCGAGGCGATGATTGTGCTCGATGGCTTCGGCCACCTTGGTCTCCAGGTGCCTGCGGCTTCGGAATGACATGGCTCCCCCGAGCGCTTCCGTTAGCCGTCCAGGCCGAGGCCCGTGCGCAGGGCGGCGACAACCTCGTCGACGTCCTGGCCGAGGATCGCGGCCTGCTGCGTGAACTGGGCGACAACGCGGTCGCGCTGGCGCTCGGTGCCGATCTCGCCGCAGAAGATCCGGACCTGCTGGCGCAGTGTGCTCGCGGCCATCTGGTTGGCGCGGTGCTGCCGGAAGCGCTGGCGGTTCAGGACCTTCAGGGCCTTCTTCTGGCCGCGCTCACGGGTGCGGCGGACGCGCCGACGGTGGGTGCCACCAACGGGTCCGACGAACGCATCCTTCCAGGAACGCTGGAAGTTGACGACGGGCGCGGTCGGGAAGTCTTCGACGAGATCGCCAGTGTTCTGGTCGTCGAGCTCGCCGCGAAGCTCGGCGGCCTCGGTTGCAGTCAGTTCACGCATGTGTGGGGATCTCCTTGATGATCGTTGCTCCCAGAGTACTCTTCAGTAGCTCGGCAGCGGTGTGGATTGGCGGGATGTAGCGGATCTCGACCGGCCGGTCTCCAGCCGGCCGGTCGATCACCTTTTGCTCGCCGGCGGCGTCGATCAGGAAGACTTTCGTCTTGCCCGAGTGCGTCACGCGCCAGGTCTTGCCGGTGAGGTCGTCGATGTAGAAGTCCTTCGCGACCTCCGCCCAAGTGCTCATGGTGTGAGCCTAGACGATGGTGTTGCCGTTGTCAACGCGGAACCCGAGGTGGTCCGCGATCCGCTGGACGAGCTCGAGCTGCCGCGTCATGCCGGCCCAGCCGTCGTCGTCGTGGTTCGGCTCGGCGATGATGATGCCGTCGAGCTTGATCTGCAGGGCTTCGTCGTTGATCTCGACGATCTGGAAGCGGGCCGGCGTGCTCATCCGAGCCACACCCCGTTCGACTTCGTCAGCGGCTCCGGCGGGGTGAACGGCGTGCCCTTCGGGGCCGGATCGAACGGCCACTTGAAGAGCTGCTGGGCGGCCTCGTGGAAGATGACGACGCCCTCAGCCGGCTTGAAGCCCGGGGCTGCGTGGGAGCCGTGCTCGTCGAGGGCCTGCATGCAGTCCTCGATCTCCTTCTCGTCGAACGGGCCCTCGTACAGGACGGGGACAACGTCGAGCTCGGGGAGCAGCTCTTCGCCGGTGGCCGGGTCGATCTCGTCCTCGCGGGCGTGGTCGGGATCCCACAGGTGCGGGTACCGGGTCCGGTTGAACAGGCTGAACCGCCTCTCGCCCTTCGGCAGGCCGTAGCCGCGCTGGATGCCGGAGCCCCACCATTCGCCGTAGTGCCGGCCGACCCCGAGGGTCACCAGGAGCTGCTCGGCGTTCTCGAAGACCCAGGCGGCGAACCCGAAGTTGTCCTTCTCGGGCGTGATGAGCTGCTTGCGAGACTGGGCGCCGACCAGGAACAGCTTGGCGTTGGCTCCCTCGCCGCGCCGGAACGATCGGGCCTCGTACCGCCCCTCGCCGGGTCCGCCGAGCCAGGTGGTCAGCGTCGACCGGTCGGAGACCTCGAGGTCCGGGCGCGGGTCGGGGATCGCCTCGATGATCACGGCCGCGTTGGTGCCGTCGATCTTCTCGGTGACGACGATGTCCTTGTGGAGTCGGGGCAGCTTGGGCCAGGCGACGAAGTCCATCATCCGAGTCCCTCCGTCTCCCAGGCAGCGTACTGCTTGTCGTCGTCGTACTCGTGGTCGCCGAACTCGATCTCCGACGCGGCCACGCCGGTCCGGTCGGCCAGGTAGTCGAACGCCTTGGCCAGGGCGTTCAGCTCCTGGCCGTTGGTCGGCCGGTTGAACGTGACCCGAATGTCGAGCTTGTCCGGCTTGTTGTCCGGGATGCCCATGGGTGCTCCTCTCGCTGGGAAAGTATCTGCTGAGTGGTACTTTGCCAGCTTTCCCCGGGCATGTCAAGAGGCCCTGTCCAGATCATGGACAGGGCCTCTCGGGTAGCGCTCAGGGGACGATCAGGCGCCGGCGACCGGCTGGCCCTTCTCGTCGTAGTTCTCGTTGCCGGCGAGCGGCTCCGGGTTGTTCGCCGGCGTGGTCGGGTCGAACGGGTTGATGCCCGGGTGCCGGCCGTTGAAGATCACGGAGCTGCGCGGGGCCTTGCCCAGCGGGACAGCGGTGGACGCGCTGGCCGCAGCGAACTCAGAGTCCGCGATCTCGCCAACGATGCGGCTCGGGCCATCGGGTGCGGCCATGGTTTCCTCCAGTAGAATCGAGTGGTTCTCAACCCCCAGGGTACCACTCAGTGGTTGGGGTGCTCCTCGCCGGGACGGAACTTCTCGGCCTTGCGAGCGGCTCGAGCCGCCCGCCCCTGCATGGAAGTGCGCTTATTGTGATGAAACGAGCACAAAAGGCGAAGCTTGTGTAAACGGTGGTCGTCCGGGTCGCCGACGTGGTCGACGTCCGTGCCCTTCCGGGGGCACCGCTTACCGGACGGAAGGCGCCAACGACACCGACCATTGTCACGTTCCTTGATCGCGGGGACGATCTCCGACTCCCAGTTGGGAGGGAGATCGCGCCCCTTCTCGTCGCCCCAGGTCACGGCCGACCCCGGAACCGCCGGACCGGCCGCTCCTGGCCGAACGCGTAGATCTCGACGTCATCGCTCGCCCGCAGGTGCTGCCGGGCCCGCGCGGTGTCCACGGCCGTCCAGCCTGGGATCTGCTCCCAGAGCCTCTCGTGCGACAGCCCGGCCTGGGCGGCCCGGACCAGCGCGTCCGCCTGGGCGGCCGTGAGCCGTCCGACGACGTCCGGCGGTACCCCGATGAGCTGGGCGATCTTCTCGGTCAGCCTCTTCGCCTCCCCGACGAACGTCTCGCCGACACCGTCAGCCGTGAACGACCTGATCCCACCCGGGCCGACCTTCACCTTGCGCCGGCCGGCCTGGAAGTCATCGTACGGGATGCACGAGCCCCACCAGCGCCCCGCGTCGGCCTTGGTGTCGAACCGCAGCCGCGACACACGGCCGGGCCAGGCCTTATGGAACAGTTGGAGGACGTACTGCCCGATGCTGTGGTCGTAGTTCGAGTCGAGGATCTCCGTGGACCAGCCGCGCCGCCGGTAGTCGTCGGCCGACCAGTTGTCCACGGGCGACTCCAGGTTCGGGCCGGACGGGATCATCGGTCGGACCTCAACGTAGTGATCGGCCGCATTGAACGCCTTCTCGTGCTCGAGCTCGCCGTCCCACAGGCCACCGAATCCCCGGTACCCCATGAAGGCCTCGAGGGCGCGGTTGTCCTCGAAGATCACGCGGATCTTGTGCTTGCCGTTCCGGCTCTTCGTGCAGACGAAGTGCGCGAGCATGTTGTGGCTGCCGGGGACCTTCGACTTGCCGGACCACCGGAAGCCGAGCTTCTCGACCGCAGCACGGCTGACCTTCCGCCGGGCCGGGTCGACGTGATCGGCCGGTGCGTCCAGGGCCGCGAGCTCGTCGTCGAGCTTCTTCTGCCAGAGCTCCGGGCCGAGCTGGACGTCGCACGTGATGCACAACGTTGCGACCAGTTCGTTGGGTTTGAACGCGTTCGACCGGATGTCGACGAGCCCGTGGTCGGCGTGCCGGGAGTCGGACTCCAGCAGCTCGAGCTTCGCCCGCTCGCCGGCGCGGTCAGCGCGGACCCACTTGATCAGGGCCACCCAGCAGGCGGAGAGCGCCCCGCTGGCCCCGAGGACGGCGAGTGTCTCGACGATCATTCGACCCTCCGGGTCTCCTCGATGGCCTCCTCGAGCATGCCGCGCGCCGCCCAGCTCGTGATGTCGGACGACGAACGGGTCGTGAGCCACTGCCCTCCGGCGACGTCGGACCACTCGGCGATGCACAGCCACTTCGTGCACATGACCATGTCGACCCCGAACTGCTCGGCCAGCGCGCTGGCCGCAGCCTGGACGGCCTCGTTCATTAGTTCCTGCAGGTTCTTCGTCTCCGCCATATCAGGCCTCCTCGTCCTCGATGATCCAGTGCGCCGGGATCCAGCGGTCCTTACCGGACTCGGGTCGAATGTACACGCAGTCCCCGAGGTCGCGCAACACCTCGGCCATCTCCGGCTCGCGGCCGGGAGCGGTCGATGGGCGCCACGTGATCAGTCTGCTCATACGCGGTGTCCAGCGCGGATCGCGGCGGCCTTGCGGCGGGCCTCACGGGCCTGGTACTCGCTCTGCTCCATCCCCCGGCGGGCCAGGAGCTGCAGGGCTGAGTTGGCCTCCAGGCCGGCCGAGAGGGTCAGCGTCAGCCGGTACGCCGAGGCGGCCATGTCGCACGAGCTCGCCTCCGCGTCCAGCACGCGGGCTCGCCTCTCCCGCCGGGCGTCGCGCATCCGGCGGTACAGCTTCAGGATCGCGTTCTCGAGCATGGTCAGCCCTCCAGGATCATCGGCTCGGAGTGGCACGGGCAGATCGGGAAGCCGACCTCGTCCAGCCATTTCTGAGTGGTGCGGACCTTGTAGATCTTCTTCTTGTCCCGGCCGGCGGCGACGCCTTCCTCGCACAGGACCAGGAGCTGCCGGTTGGTGTCGCGCTTCGGGGCGATCGGGGTGCCGGACGCGCCTCCCTTGGTGAGTTTGCCGTGCGGGTACTTGCCGAGCTTCTCCGCGATCCGCTTGAAGATCTCGGCCAGCTCCTCGCCGTACGCGACCTCGGTGGCCTTGCCGGTCATGCCGACCGCGCGGAAGGTCCGGAGGAACGCGCCCTTGTGCCCGCTCGCGCAGTCGTCCCAGGCGTGGATCATCTCGTGGGTCAGGCAGGCCAGGAGCTCCATGACGTCCTTGAGGACGGGGGAGATGAAGATCGACGGGTCCCCGTCCTCGTTCCAGGCCCGGTTGAAGCACTGGCCGATCGTGGAGGAGCGGGTGCCCTTGCCGGCCGGCCAGCCAACGCTGACCTGGAAGTCGGGGACCTCGAAGTCGTTCGGGGCGAACACCTCGGCGCGGAGCTCGTCGGCGGCGGCCGTCAGCCACTGCTCGCGGGTGGTCCACTTCACGTCGGTCACTTGGTCACCGGCTTTCCGCTCGGGTCGAACTCCATGTCGACCGCAGCCTCCCAGGAGCGCCGCTCGGTGTTGTCCAGGCCGTACTCGTGATCGAAGGTGGCGACCTGGATGATGGTCTGGGCGGCCATGAAGTGCCCGTGCGCCAGGCCGATCAGCCGCTCTGGTGCGCGGGCGGTCTCGGCCTTCTTCATCAGGACCTTTGCCTCTTTGAAGTGCTCGTAGGCTTCCATCGTGGTGCTCCTCTCGCTCGTCGTGTAAACGACCCTACACGCACCTCGGCTCCGGGTGCAATACCCGGGGCCGGATGTCTCACGATGCGGACTACTTGCCTTGGTTGCGGCGGCGCATCTTCGCCTCGCGCTCGCGGCGCTCCTTCTCCGCCTTCTTGCCGGCCTTGTAGGCCTTCATGACCGCGCGGTCCTGGGCCTTCTTTTTCTTGGCAGCCTCACGGGCGGCGCGCTGCCGCATCTTCTTGATCGCGGCCTCCTCGCGCTGCCGCTGCTCCCGTCGCCGAGAGACCTCATCCTTAGCCATGTGCTGAACTCCTAACTCTCGGTGAAATGTTGCCGTACAACCTGGACTATGGTCAGCCCTTATTCCAGGTTAGAACGCGCCCGGGGCGACCTGCAGGCAGGTCAAACCCAGCGAGCGCCACATCTCCACGACCTGGTCGCGGTCGTCCAGTACGAACTGGACGTCGTAGATGTGACGGACGTGCTCGTTGAACAGCTCCAGCTTGACGACCGAGTCGCGCCGGTTGTCCCCCTCGGGCCGCATGAACAGCTCAACATTGCGGTCCAGGCGCTCGTCCGGGTCGTCGAAGGTGTCAGCCTCCAGGATCAGCTCAGCGTCGCGCTCGAGCCAGAGCAGCGTGTCCGCGCGGCAGACCTCGTCGCGGCCGGACATGAAGATCACGTGCGCGTCGTCGCCCCGGTCGGTGTACGAGAACTTGTACCGCTCGACGAGCTCGGCGATCGGGATGTTGACGTCGTCCTCGAGTACCCGGTCCCAGTCGTACGCCTTGCGGCCGTTCATCAGGGCCAGCGTGCCGTCCAGGTCCACCAGGATCGCCTTCGGCGCGCCCTCGACCGGCACGTACGGCTTGGAGTCCTCGCCCAGGACAGGCTCGTACGGCGGCACCGGTGGCAGGCCGCCGGCGATGTTGAACCGGACGAACTGGTTCTGGATGACGTGCGCGCCGACGCGGTGGAGCACGTCTCGCTGGGCGTCCTGTGCCTTGCAGAGCTCGATCGGCACGTGGAGGAAGTGGTCGACGACGTCGAACTCGGCGCCCTCCTCGTACGCGATCTTCGAGAACTGCCGGGCGTGCTTCAGTGCCAGGTTGGTGTCGTCGACCACGACGGTGTGGCCGCGCCGGAGCAGCGTGCGGATCGTGTCCTGCTGGATCTTCGTGACGGTCACTTCGAACTCGTGGCCGTGCTGGTACCCGCCAAACAGCATCGCCCGAAGGTCGTCGCGGTTCACGCGGTGCCGGTTGGCGATGTCCTGCGCGCAGAAGTCCTTCGCCCAGGTGGTCTTGCCGGATCCGGACGGGCCTCGCGTGATGATCAGCTTGCTCAAGATGAGCTCCTCTCGTTGGCGTGCCCCCGATCCTCGCAGATCGGGGGCACCGTGTCAACCTCGGCCGGGACCGTGTTTCAGATGCCGGCCCCGCTTGCCGCACCGCTTCTCGGTCCCCCACCGGTCGCGGTACGACGCGTTGCACTTCGGCTTGGACGGGTCGTGCAGGTCGCGGCCGTCATCCTTCGGGCCGAACGACTTGGGCGTCGGATTGCCCCGCTTGCCGGGCTTCTTCGGTCCGCCAACCATCAGTAGAAGAACTTCCCGGCAGCTTTGGCGGCGGCCTTCTTGTCCTTCTTCGCCTGCTTTTTGTACAGCTCCTTGTCGCGCTTGTCCTCGTGATTCGGGCGCGAGCTCGTCCTGAATCCGACGATGTCGCGACGGTGCTGCGTCTTGTCCGTCTTGGTGTCCGCGTCCCACTTGGAGTTACCGCCCATCAGGGCGTCCCAGATAGCTCCCATAGGTATCGGGCTCCTCTCAGTTGCCGTGCCGGTGCGGCACGTTGGCGTTCTTCGTGCAGTACAGGGTGACCTTCGAGCCGTTCGGCATCGTCTTGGTCTTGAAGGCGACGCCGCACTTGCGGTACTGCGCCTTCTTGTTCTTGTCCCGCTTCTGCGAGACCTCGTCCTTCTTCTTGCGGCCCCAGGCCATGTTAGACCTCCGGTGGTTTGTGCGACTCGAGCGGCACCTCGTAGAGGAACGTCGCTGGCTCGAACTGACCTTCGTACTCCGGGTAGCGTAGCGCGGGCCGACCGTCACTGTCAACGATGATGCCCAGAATGCGGACACTTCCCGAGTCAACGTCGGCCGTCAGCGCGACGACCGGGTTGCGGACGCCGTACTCCCCGACGGCGTCCGCGAGCAGATTGCCCAGTGTCTTGCTCACTTGATGTACAGCTTCGGCTCGTAGGAACCCGGGGTCTGGCCGGCCGGCGGCTGCAGGTCCTTCCAGATCCGCTTCGTGATGTCCTTGCCGTCGAGCTGCGCGAAGAACGCCCAGGCGTCCTCCTCGGCCTCCTGGAACAGCCGCGCCAGGGCGCCACGCTTGTCCCGGTCGACGTACCAGCCCTCCTCCTCGTCCAGGCCGACCAGACCGCCCTTGAATGCGTACGACATGGTGTTCTGGTACGAGTCGACCAGGTCGCGGTATCGGCGCTTGAAGTTGTTCTGGATCTCCGTGTAAACGCCACGGGTCCAGGCGTGGAACTCGTCCGGCAGCGGCTCGAGGATGTCGCCGATGACCTGGCCGTCCAGGATCGCCTCGTAGACGCGGCGGGTCGACAGGCCGAACACGATCCGGTGCAGCAGCAGGTAGTCCTCCTGCTTCAGCTTCACCATCTTGTCGGTGCCGCGCTGCCGTACGACGTAGCCCTCGGCGTTCGGCCGGGGCGGGGCCGCCAGGGCGTCCGCGAAGGTCGCGAAGTGGAAGTGATCGGCGCGCGGGCCGGTCCAGCCGTGGAAGTTGGCCGTGACGCGAGTGTTGTTCACGAACCCCGTCTCGAGCTCGACCGAGCCCAGCAGCACCAGCATGTCGGCGTCGCCGTAGTCCAGCACGATCCGGTTGTCCGGGTAGACGATCTCGAACAGGATCGTGTCGTCGTCGGCCGGCACGAAGTCGCTGTACTCGCGGTCGAACAGCTCGGTGGCGTGGACGGCCTGGTCGGACGTGAACGACCCGCGCGTCGCGATCGCGTAGCCGCCCGCGTTCGGCCGGCGGTACAGGATGCCGAGCGAGCCGTCGACCTTGTCCTGGACCTCGACCTCGGCGTCCAGTGGGATCTGCGCGGCCTGCGGCTGGCCGTGGTTCCAGAACTTCGGGAACGGCCGGGCGACGATCGTGCCATCCGTCGTGTTCCAGATCAGCCCACGGCAGTAGTTCAGCGAGGGGACCTGCTCGAATAGCTCGGGCTTGGTCTGCGCACGGTCGGTGTAGTTGATGATCCGCAGCGGCTCGGTCGGGTGGGTCTGCTCGCGGATGTAGCCGTTGGCCAGCAGCCAGCCGAGCTCGTCGGCCGGGGTCAGGTCGTACAGGTGCACGATGTTCTCCTCTCGTCGGTGTGCGCACTATTCTGCCGGTATGCGCACACGAGTGTCAACAGCCTGTCCCGATGTCTCAAGAAATGAGACAAGCCCCGGCGGGTGTCGGCCCGCCAGGGCTTGTCGGTCCGGGTTGGATTTAGAGGGCCCGTACCCCTTGACGGCATGCGCTCCGGCGAGGCGGGCATTTGCGGGTGCCAGCCGGGCAGTAAGGTGCCAGCTAAGGGTCGAACCTTCCGGATTTGGCCGAACGATAGCGCCCCCGTGAGCACGAACTCGTCCTGCTGGTCCACCGGCCAGACGTTACCCTGTAGGCCCCGTGGGACTCGAACCCACAACCCTCCCGGTAAGAGCGGGATGCGCTAATCCAATTGCGCCAGAGACCCTCGCGGGAGTGCCGGATCGGGGTCATCACTCCGCCGCCGGCTGGCCAGTCGATGATCCCCGGAATCCCTTCCGAGGTACTGGCCCTCCCTCGCTCCGAAGGCAGGACTCGAACCTGCAACCCTGGGATCAACAATCCCCTGCTCTACCAGTTGAGCCACTTCGGAATGGTGGAGCTGTCGGGAATCGAACCCGCGTCCTGCCCGTTCCGCAAGCGGTCTTACGGGCAGTCGATGCCAATGCTCAGCCCCTCGGGCCTACCTTGCCACTGTCCGGCTGCATGCTCCCCGGCCTCTCGGCGGTCGAACCGGCCATCGTTCCGACTCTTTCGCGGTCGAGACGGGACTCTAACCCGCAACCGACGCCTCGACAGGGCGCTGCTCTCCCAATTGAGCTACTCGACCAATGCCGCTGGTGGGTGCACCCTGTCGGGATCACTCAGGCCGGCCTGATTCTCCCTGTAGACCCCGAGCCGCCAACGGACTCTCCAACTCGGGCGCTGAATGAGTCAGCTCTCGTGCGCGATCCCGGATTTGAACCAGGGACATCCGGCGTTTGGGCCGGCGCTCTACCAGGCTGAGCTAATCGCACAGCGGCTACCATGTCTCCGCTTACCCGAGGATCAATTTCACCGATCTGACCTTTCAGCCAAACCCCTCGGCCCTTCCGCATCGGACGAGGGATTTGAACCCTCACTACGGGGTTGAGAACCCCGCGTGCTGCCGATTACACCAGCCCGACTCGACGGCACCGCGAGGGTTTGCCCAACAGGGGTTGACACCCTGTCCAAGCCGCGTTGCACCGTCTTTCGCTCAGGGCCCACCCCTGGGATCCCTTCGCTAGTGGCGGGAGTCGGACTCGAACCGACAAACGCTGGGTCATGAGCCCAGTGTGCATTCCATCGCACCATCCCGCTACTACGAACCCGCGTGCCGATTGCTTCGCCCAGATCGACACCGTCGCACCTCCCCCTCCGCCAGGGGAGCTCCACAAGACTATCCGGCTCTAGGGCCCTCGCAGGGCCGTTCGGTGTGACCGTGTCCGTGGAAGTTCAGATTGAGTTGTCAAGTCCTGCCGACGAGAACTACTCTACCAGCAGGCCCCGGTAGGTTGTCAAGGCCTGGGCCCGAACAGTTCCCGAACCCGCCGCCGGATCCGCCGCTGGTCGGCAGCACGCGCCCACTCCCACTCGTCGAGCAAGCGGTTGATCTCCTGGTGCGTCCAATCGTAGTGCTCCCACCAGCGCGGGTGGCGCGCGGCCAGCTTGCCCTGCGCCGTGATCGCCTGCTCGAGCTCGACCTGAGTAGGCTTGTGCGCGAACTTGCCGTACTTCTCGTGGATCTCCTCGTCGCTCACCGGCCGAATCCAGCCGGCTCGGTCCGGTACGTCTGCTTCGGCGACAGGATCTCCAGGTCGCCGTAGTTCAGCGGCAGCCACTTGTCCAGCCGGAGCGTCAGCAGGCCAGCGGGCGTCTCCTCGCCCGAGCCGAACCGGAACCACTGCGAACCGGGGTCCATCGCGGGCGCCTGGATCGCCGTGCGACGGCCGTACGTCACCGCGCTGAAGTGGTGGAAGTGCCCCGACAGCAAGATGTCCGAGCCGGACACCGGTTGGAGCCCGAACTCCTGGTTCTTCCACCACTCGTGGGCCTTGGCCTGCACCGTCGACCCCTTGCGGAACATGTGCCCGTGAGTCATGCCGACGTGGACGCCGCCGAGCGGGATCGACATCGACAGCTCTTCGTCCGGGATGAACCAGCGGAGACCCTCCGTGCCGGCGCGTGTAAACGCCTCACGAACGGCCTCAAACGCAGCTACGTCGTCGTTGTCGCCGGGGTTGGTGAAGGACTTGCCGTCGTGCCTGTTCTCGCCGTGGTTGCCCGCTACCGTCGCGATCACGAACGTCTCGAACAGCGGGTGGATCTCGTCGATGATGTGGGTGATCAGCTCGCGGGTGATGCGGCCCTGCTCGCGACGCGTACGGTCGACGTTGAACTGCTGCGCCGGGTAGAACCCGATGCACCCCTCGACCAGGTCGCCCAGGCCCAGCAGGGCGCCGGTGGGCATCTGGCGGCCGATGCGCCGCAGGTCCTTGATCCGCTGCTTGGTCATGTCGACCGCCTCGAGGATCCGGTCCACGGTCTGGTCGGTGCCGCTGCCGCCCTCGGCCTTCCCGATCTGCCAGTCCGACGCGACGACCGCGAACGCGTCGCCCTCGGTGAACGTCGGCCGGGTCGCGACCCGGCGCCGGCGGATGTGCTTCACCAGGTCGTCGACGTGCGCCTGGACCGCTGCGGCCGACTCGGCAGCCGTGACACTGAACTTGAAGTAGTTCAGCCACCGGCCGTCATAGGCCTGCCACTTGCGGAACTGGATCGTGCCCGGGGTGATGCGCCACTCGTCCGGGTCGAACCCGGCGCCGAGGAGCAGGTCGTGCTCGGTGGCCTTGGGGTTCGGCAGGCGGACGATCGCCGAGCCGACCTGGTCGTGGATCTCGGTGTATTCCTTCCACGCCGCCGGGACCGTGTCACCCTTGCGGTACGCCGCTTCCAGGTCCTTCTTCAGATCCTCGTCGCTCATGCAGTGTGCCCCTCTTCCCGGTGGCGAGCCACCGTCGGCCTGCCGACCAGGACCCCGTGGTCTTGCAGGATGTTCGTCAGCCGGATGATCCCGACCTCGCTGCGGATCCCAGCCCGGATGATGTCGGCCCTTGCCGACGGCATCTTCTCCAGGATCTCACACAGCTTACACGGCCGGCGCCCTACGGCCCGCTCGGCCGCTACGGAGAGTGCTTGAGCGAGCTGGAAGTCGGCCTCGGTCGCCTTACTCCGCTTGGTCGCCACGCTCGTGGGCCTCCCGGTTCGCGATGTACTGGGCGTCCGACTCCTTCGTCAGGTGCCACCGGTCACAGACCTTGTGGTGGTAGACCCGCTTCTCGAGCTGGTCCTCGTCCGCGCCGGCCGAGATGCGCTTCTCGCGGATGTCAGCGAGTGCAGCGGTGGCCTCGGGCTCGGTCTTGTAGCCGTACTTGCCGGTCTGCCAGCAGCGACCGGACGGGCGGACGGTGTTGCGGAGCTTCTTGCGCTTGCGCTGTGCGTTGCCGTTCTTTCGTGGCACGATGACCTCCTGTAGACTTGGGACAGGCAGCTTGCGCCTGCCGTGGGGCCGCTGGAGGTCCCGCTGTATCAGCGGTCTGTACCTCCGGCGGCCTTCGCTTGCTTGGCCCGCTCGTCGCGGTCCTTCACAATCTTCTGACGTTCGCTCGCCGTGTAGCCAGCTCGGATACCGTACTGCAGAGTGACGCCCGGCGTCAAGCCCTCCGCGAGACATTGCGTGCGGACAGACTGCGGGCAGTCCAGCTTGCAGGCCCACTGGGCGCGCGCCGCGACGGGCGTGTGGGCGGCCACGGCGGCCTGATACTCGGCGTCGCCGGCCGCTCCGGGGGCGTACTCGGCGCGGATGGGCTCAAACCAGTCATCCGGATGCAGCCGGTTGAGCGACTGATCCGGATGACGGAAGGTGTGCGTGCAGTTCTCAGGATCCGGGCATCGCAGCCCGACCTGGCATGGGATGGGTTGGTCGGCTCGGCTCATACCACACAGGGTAGGCGCCGGCTGACAACGGTGTCAGCGACCCGGCTGGTCCTTGGGGTCGAGCAGGTCGTGCAGGGCGATGAACTTCTTGCCGAGTGCCCAGGTCCAGAACACCTGAGTGGCCGCGCCGTACGCGAGCGCCACCCAGACCAGGAACGGTACGTCCCATCCGCCGCCCCAGATGTAGCCGAGGACCAGGAGCGTGCCAGCGAGGTTGGCCAGGACGATGATGAAGAAAGACAGGCAGGTCTGGTGCGCCCTGATCTCGGGGTCAGCCTCGATCCGCCTGGTCATCCGGTCGAACGCCTTGCTGAAGTTGCTGTCCGTCATGTGGTGTGGTCTCCTCTCGTAGCTCCGCAATCCATCGGTCGATGATGGCGCGGAAGCCGGCGATGATTTCGGTGTTGGTCAGATTCTGCATGAGAGAGGACCCCAGTGTCAAGCGGGCCCGCCGCCCCCGAGGGGCCCTCTCTCAATCGTACGCTTGCGTTACTTGGAGTGCGTGATCGTGACGAGCTGCTCGAAGTCGCCCGACACCCGGACGTCGCCCATGATCGCCGTGTAGGTGACCGTGTCGCGACCTTCCTTCAGCCGCAGCTTCTTGCCGGCGAGGTCGCCGTCGGTGAATGTCAGCCAGTACGTGCCGCCCTGGTCCGCCTCGACGTACGCGTTGCCCTTGGCTGTCAGGTATGACGGCTTCCAGACGTGGTTCGCCGGGACGAGCCGGGTTACCGTCACCTCGACAGGCTTGCGGCGCTCGGACAGCAGGCGCTGCTTCTGCAGCCGCAGGACCTTGGTGATCTTGTACGCGTCGTACCGTGTGTGGCTGGACAACTGCAGCTCGCACCAGTGCTTCCCGGCGTCCGCGCCGAACGTGTAGCCCCTGTTGTAGACCACCTCGGACGTCCTCGAGTTGCTGATCGCCACGCCGGCCCGCTCGGTACGGTGCGTAGCCGTCACGACGTCCCCGACCTCCACGGCCGCCCAGGAGCCCCTGACCTTGTCCGTCACGTCGACGTAGGCCGGCGACTCGGTCGGCTTGTCCGCACTCGCCAGGTCGGCCCGAAGGTCAGCGCCAGCCGGTGCCTGGTGGTTGCTCGGCGGCTGAACCGGGCGAGGGGATCCTCCAGCGCCGACGTGGATGTGCGCGCTGCCCCCGTTGCCGCCGCGCCCGCCGACCGCGCCCGGACCGATCGCCACGCCACCCTGGCCGCCTTGACCGCCGAAGGCCCCGAAGGCGTTCGCGATGTTCTCGTAGAACCCGTCCAGCTTGACGCGCGGGAACTGCCCCGGAGTGTTCTTCGCCTGCCGCAGGTACGACGGGTCCGTGTAAACGACCTCACCGACCTGCAACTTGCCGTCCGCGTAGATCCCGCGCGTCTTGACCTGCACTGGCACCTTGTCAGTGCGGCTGATGCCCTCGGCGTGCGGGTCGCGGTCGACCACCACGCCAGTGATGTGCAGCCCGGCCGACAGGACCTCGTCGCCCTCCCAGAAGTCGCCGGCGAACTTGCGCTGGAGCTGGTCACGGCTGACCATGCCGCCCGTGTCCTGCTCCGGCAGGGCCACGCGGATGTCCCCGTCCGCGTCAGCCTCGTCGATCACTGTCAGCTCGGCCGCCGCCTTCAGCGCGCGGTGTGCGTTGGCGTTGATCAGGGTGTCCGAGTCGAACAGGTGGAACCCTGCCTGGCCCCCTTCCTTGACCCGTACGGTGTCGCCTACCTTGATGCTCATGTGATCTCCTCACCTCGGATGAATTTCTTCAGGTCGTTCCCGGCGACCTTGCCGTTGGCCGCGACCTGCAGGTCGGTCGGCTCGGCGTGGTACTTGCCGTCGGAGCCGAGCTTAGACCCGCCCGAGCCGCCTGTCAACCGCTCAGGCGCCGGGCGAACCTGGGCGTACTCGAGCTGATAGCCGCCCGCGCCCGCCGAGCTGTCCTCCTTCTGGCCGGCCTTGGTCCACGGCTTCCGCAGCCACATCGCCGCGAATGACCGGTCGCCGAGCCAGCCGCGTACGAGCACCGAGTCGGCCTGGCCGTGCTTCGTGAGCACGTCGTCCCCGTCGTCGTCGTTGTGCTCGGTCTGCATCGACCACGGGCCACGGCAGTACGACACCGCGACGTTCCAGCCGTGCTCCTCGGCGAGCTTCACGACCTGCTTGGCACCGCCCGGCATCACTGTCCCCCAGATGGTCTCGTTCGCCGTGATCAGCGCGGCCGGGTACTCGGGCACCGGTGGCGGCAGCACGACCTTCTGCGCGGCCTTGTGCGGTGTCGCGGTGGACGGGATGAACCGCAGGTCACCGGCCGCCCGCATCGACCACGACGTGCGGCCGACGTCGGACAGCCCGGTCCACTGGTCATCCCCGTCCCGGCCGGTCACCTCGACGAAGAGGCGCCGGCCGGCCTCGAAGTCCAGCTCAGCCATTCAGCTCCTCCTCCAGCTCGGCCACGGTGACCTTGAGCGCCTCGATCCTATCGCGCTCCTTGGCCGGGATCCAGCCGCCGATCGCCTCGACCCCCTCGGCGTCGACGATGTCCGACTTCATCCACGCGATGCGGTACCGCAGGGCTCGACGAGCCCTGCGGCAAGAGCACCACGGCCAGCAGACGCTCACCGGTACAGCGACGGCCAGTTGTACGGGTCCGTCGGGTCGAACGGCTTGTTGAACTGCGACCAGTCGATCGGCCCCAGAGTCTTGCGCACGATCAGCCAGATCGCGAGCTCCTCCAGCGCGAGGACCACGAACGCCCACATCATCGACGGCTCCGACGCAGCACGCCCTTGCCGTCGACGTACACGACGGAGTACTCGGCCGGGTCGAACGTGATCTCGCCCTCGGAGTTGGGAGCGAACTTCGCGCGGACGTGGTCCAGCCGGCTCAGCCGAGCGGTCTCCTCGGCCTCGTCGACGAACTCCAGCCGGTCGACCGTAGGCCCCGGGTCGGTGCCCGGGGCCAGCTCGAAGACGTCGTCGACAGCCTCGGTCGCCTCGTGCGCGGCGGTGCCCGGCACGGCCAGGTTCACGCCATCGTCCCCGCCGCCCAGCTCCTTGCGGACCCACGGCAGCCGGAGATGCGTGGAGCCCCGGACCTTCGACGCAGCGACGTACCCCTGCTCGACCAGGCCAGCCTCGGCCAGCGCGTCCAGCAGCCGGAAGTACTCGATCTCGCCGACCGGCTTGTCGATGTACAGGTGGTAGTGCCCGGCCGTGCTCGACGGCAGCACCCGCACCGGGTGATCGATGTCAATCATGACCGTGTGGTAACCAGTCCTGTTACCTTCGGCGTCCACGAGCTCCGACGACCAGGTCTGCGCCCGGCTTAGCTCGGCCTGTGGGCGCGACACCGGCTGGTTGGGCTCCTCGGAGATCTGGCCCGGCCGGAAGTCCACCGAGTAGTACTTGTGCTGGTACGCCGACAGCTCGTCCAGGCGCGGCGCGGCCGGCCGCATCGGGCCGAACAGGTCACCCTCGGACCACACCTCGCCGGAGACCTTCACGCCGACCGGCTGGATCCCCGGCTTGCCGTCCGACTGGATGTGCGTCTCGCCGGTCACCAGCGGCGTACCGTCCAGGCCGCCGGTCCAGTCGACCTCGTCGAACCCGAAGGAGCTGAGCACCTCGGCCCGCTCGTTGTTGTCACTCATCAGTAACCTCGCATCCTGCGGCCGTACGCCGCGTCGTCCTCGACTTGCTGCCTGCGCTTCTGCGCCTCGTACGCCGCCTGGTTGCGGCGCCGGACCTTGATCACGATCCACGCGATCGGCGGGACCAGCAGGATCAGGCCGCCCGTGAGCGGGATCCCGATGATGGCCACCAAGATCCCGAAGATGATCAGGCCACCCTTGCAGGCGCTGTGGTCGTCTACCCCGTTCAGTTTTCCTCCGTTTCCAGCCCTGCTGAACGCCGAGCTGCGCTGAACATCTCGCGGCACGTGGGGCAGATCGCCGGCACGTGAGGCAAGACTACCTGCAGATAATCCATGGCGTCAAGACCCTGCAGACGCAACATCGTAGCGCCGAACGCCACGACCTCCCAGCCCTCGCCATGGATCCACCGGCCCGGCCGCACCCAGGCGACCTCGAACTCCGAGCCCTCCGGCGGCCGATGCTCAGCGTTGAAACCCCACTCCGAATCGTTCGGCACCCACAACGACTCGCCACGCTCGAGCGCCCACACCGGCCGGATCCCGATCATGCCGTGCGGGCGCTGCGCCGAGTAGTCCGGGACGTCGAACTTGCCGGTAGCCTGGATCACGGGATCTGCTTCCTGGTGACCGTCGGGTACAGGCCCGCGATCATCTTGATGTAGTACTTGTCGTAAGAGTCCAGCGTGTGGCCCTCGCGCATGATCGATGTGACGCGTGGCTGCGCGTGAGACAGCCCGAACGCGTGGCCCAGCTCGTGCGCCCACACGTCCTGCCACTCGTTGCCGCCGCCGCACGGGGTCAGCTTGGACCCTGTCACGTTGACCTTGATCATCGGCAGCCCCAGGTAGCCGTCGTCAGCGTACGCGCCGTAGTTGCGCGGCAGCGTCATGCCGCACGTCGACGGGTTCGCGTTCTTGTCGTGCGTCGTGAACGCGTAGTACGTGATGCGCCGGTTCGCGGGGAAGCCGTGCGCCTTGCACTGTCCAGCGCCGATGTAGGCCGAGATCAGGATCCGCGAGTCGATCTGGCGGAACAGGTTCGCGACACCGGCCAGCGGTGCGCCCGCGATGCTGGAGTCGATGCACACCCAGGTGCGGCCGTCGGCCAGCGTCGGGAAGCGCCACCCCTGGTACCAGCAGTAGCCGTACGGATTGCCGTCGTTTACACACGACGTGGCGGCCGTCGCGGCACCGGTCGTCAGGTGCTCGGCGGGAGGCGCGGTGACCGTGACGGTCGGCGCCGGCGTCGGCCCGTAGTCGTCGTGCTGCGGCACGAACGAGATCCCCAGGAAGTACAGCAGGAGACCGATGATCATCCCCAGGCTGACGTTACGCGCGATGCGCAGTTGGTACTCGGTCACTTCATGCCTCCCGGCTGGACGTGTAGTTGAGGATCGCCTGCTCGACCGTGGACCACTCGCTCGCCGAGTTGTTCCAGATCAGGTCGCCGGTCTTGAGCGAGAAGACGTACGAGTAGCCGCCGAGCCGCCGCACCTCGGCCGCGATGGTGAACCGCGAGTCGCTGCGCTTGAGGACCTTGGGCCGGTAGTTGCCCTTGTGCGTCTTCGTGTGGTTGGCGACGAGCTGGACGATCGCGAAGCGCCGATTGCTCTCGCAGCGGATGCTCAGTGCGTGCGCCTTGGTCGCGATGGTCTGCGGGATGGTCAGTGTCGGCATGTCAGGCCTCCTGTCCGGGGTAGATGATCTCCAGGATCTTGCCGCGCGGCTCATCGGCCCAGTCGTACGTGCCGTTGTCCTTCGCGATCATCCAGGCCAGCGACTGCGACTTGTCGTCGGCCCGGATCCAGATGCCCTCGGCCGTGCGGACGACCGCCTGCTTGTTGTTCGGCACCGACAACCCCGGACGCTGGAGCTCCATGTCGTACGCGATCCGGTTGGCCAGCTCGCCGCCGAGTCCCTCTCGCAGGTCGTTGATATGGTCGGTGAGCTCGTCCTGCGTGAGATTCAGGTTGAATTGCATGTCAGTTCTCCTTCAGGTAGCTGTACAGGTCGGATGCGAAGAACGACGCGAGGACGAGAGCGGACAGCGTCCACCCTGCCGTGATCGCGCCGATCAGCGCGACGAACGTGGCGATGAAACAGAACCGATCCCAGTTCACCGCTTACCCCTCCGTCCGCAGGATGGACACGATCGTGTCCAGGATCTCGGCGTAGGTCTCGTTGAGCGTCGACTGCAGCTCCTCGACCTCGTCGCCCGAGATGTCAGCCTCGTCCGGCTCCGGCCCCCAGGTGTCCTTCCAGACGTAGCTCCCGTAGTCGCCCAGGATCGCCTTCTGCGCGACCAGCTTATCCTGGTCGTCCTGCATCTCGTCGTACCGCCGCAGCGCGGCGCGCAGGTCGCCGGCGGAGTCCGTGAGGACCGCGCCCGCCCGCGTCAGCTTGCCCTGCTCGATCAGGTCCAGAATCGTGCTCACTTCATGCCTCGCTCACCCAGCGCACACCGATGATGGCGCTGATCAGGTAGATGGTTTCCTCGGGAAGGTCGACGTTGACCGCGACGAGCGGTCCCGTCATGAACAGGCTGATCTGGCCGGACACCTTCTCGCCGGTCGACAGCGTCACCTCGACCACATCGCCGTCCCAGTCGCTCAAGATCGTCGCGATGCTCATCTCACGCACAGGCTCACTCATCGGGCAGCCAGCCGATCCCGCAGGTAGCCCGCTGCGGACTCCAGACGCTCGGCGAGCTGCTTCTCAGCCGCGTCGCGGATGCGCTTGGGCGGCAGCATGCCGGGCCGGGGAAGGACACGCGAGTACAGCACGCGCTTCTTGTCGGTCGCGACGCGGACGATCACGCCCGCCTGCGCGTCCTGGTCGATGTCGGTGAACTCGGTGGGGCCCACGCCGTCGGGCAGGGTGATGCCGTACTGCCACGACCCGATCGCCGGGTCGTGACCGATCAGCGTGTTGACCTTGCAGCCCAGAGCTCGGAGCTGCGCGATGGGCAGACTCGTCGGGTTCGCCATGATCAGGCCTCCTTCTTCGTGCGACGCCACGCGGTCCACGTGACCGCCTGCACCTCGGCCGGCGTGATGCCGGGAAACTCTTTCTGGAGCTGGTCGGCGGCCCGCTCGTATGCTCGCACGAAGCTCTCGTACGCGCCCTTCCTGCCCAGCACGATGCCCCGCGTCCGGTCGTCCATGACCCGGCCGACAGCCACGTCGAACGCGTGCCGGTCGATCACAATGCCGCGCGGGTCGTTCGGGTTGGCGATCGCGTGGTAGAACGCGGTCACCTTCGGACCGGACACGACCTCTTCGGGCGGGACGCCCTGCAGGATCAGTTGGGCCTTGGTGCCGTTCACCTTCAGGCCAGGCCAGGCCCAGTCGACAACGACCTTCTCGGCGACCGGAGGCATGACACCGTCACGCTTGGAGTCGGCGTTGATCTCGTACGCCAGTCGCGCCAGCTCGACGTTTTTCGCCCAGGACAAGCGCGGGGAGATGACCGCGATGACACCGACCGCACGCTCAACGGCTCGTTCGACCGAGTCGTTCGGCGTGACGAAAAAGGTGCCGTACTGCTCGACTAGGTCGAACGCCAGGTTCAACGCGGAGCGATACCAGGCGCGGCCCTCGTGGATCTCGTCCAGCGTGGCCGAGCCGAACGCCTTCAGGATGTTCGGGGTGGTCGGTCGTGCGGTGACTCTCGTGTTCATGCTCGTTCAGCTCCTCGGTTGGTAGGCCTTGATGCCCCGGCAACACCACAGACCGTAGTCTGTGGTGCTCCCAGATGTCAAGATCAGACCGTGGCGGCCGGTTGGCGCGGCGGGTAGACCGTCGGCACAGCCGGAGCGTGGAAGATCTGGATCACGCGCAGCGCCAGACCAGCGCCGCCCGGGTTGAAGTGCCGCCACGCGACCAGGTAGTCGGGCGCGTCCGGCCCCGCCATGACCTTCTCGGCAGACTTCACCATCGACTCGTACGAGCGGAACGTGCGAGTCTTGAAGAACGGGCCCCGCAGTTGGTAGGGGTGGCTGTAGTTCGAGTAGCTGACGTAGCTACCATCCTCGCGGGTGTGGTTCGTCTCATGCATTGTAGATGCTCCGTCCGTTGGCCTCGTCTGCGTGGATTGCGAGCGCCAACCCGGCCTCGCTCTTGTCGCCGCCCGTGCCGGATCCGAAGACCTCACCGCACCGGCACGTCTCAGTGAACTCACCGAGCTCGTAGTCCTGGCCCGGCCCGGGCCACACCTCGCCGGTCTTGCGATACCCGGCGCCGTCCTGAGTCCAGCCGTGCGCCGGGACGATCACGATCTGACCGCTGTGGTCGCTGTGCTCGTCCAGCTCGATGTGTTCGGTGAACGGGTAGTCCTCACGCTTGAGCGACAGCGCGCCGCGCTTGAGCACGCGGGCCTTGGCCACCTTGTGGCGACCGCCGAACGCGTCGAAAACCCAGTCACCGGGCCGGAGCTGGTCGAAGTCCACGCGGACCGCGTCCAGATGCACGATCGTGATGTCGACCATTGCCAGGTTCGATGTGACTTGACTCACTGCTCAGCCCTCCTCGGCTGCCCGCAGGATCAGCTCGCGCTGGTCGGCGGGTACTTTCTGACTGGTCAGGAACGCCTTGATCGGGCGGACAGCCGCCCGCAGCTCAGCATCCGTGATGTCCTCGCGCTCTTGCAGCTCGTCCGCTGCGTGCGTGGTGGACTGAATGTGTCGCATCGCCGACTGCGCAGCTCGGGCAGGCTTGGGCCAGTGCGCCCAGCCGTCCGAGTGGTCGTCGGCCCACGTGGCCAGGTTGCGCACGATCAGCGCCAGAGCCAGCCGGTTAGGCTTGCTCGCACGGATGAACCTGTGGATCGCGCCGGTATAGTCCCACTCGTTCATGTACAGCACGGCTCACGCCTCCCGGATCTGGTCGCCGGACAGGCCGAGCTCGACCAGCTTGCGTGTGGCCTGCGTGCGGTCCCGCCGGGTGTTGCGCGGCGCGTGGACCGTGGACTGACGGAACCGTCCAGCCGTCGGACGGGTGATCCGCTCGAAACCGGCCTCGGTGTCATCGTACTTGTTGACTCGCATGATCACTCCAGTGATCTCGTGTGCTAGGCCTTGTGCCCAGCACCCTTGGAACTACCCGGCTCCCGCATCGCTCGTGGCGGAGAGAGCCGGGTAGGACTAGGGGTGCTCAGTACGTGCCGGACATGAAGTCCTTGAGCTGTGGCATGGGGTGGTCTCGCTTGTACTCGGCGAGCTCGGTCTCGTAGAGGCTGGTTGCCGCCTCTGCAGCGTTCAACCAAACCTCCTTGGCCAGGTCGAACGCGTCCATCATCCTGCCGTGTCGGCAAGTGCAACGGACGCCCATGTCAGTCGACCGGGATGAGGCGCAGCTCGCCGTCATCGCCGAGCTCGGCGATCGCGCCGCCCTCGACCTCGAACATCGGAGCGACCATCCGGATCTCTTCCTGCCGTGCGAAATCCCAGATCGCGAGCTGGTTGCGATCGTAGCCCAGAGCCTCGGCGTGGGCCCGCTCGGCGTGCACCTCAGTGATGTCGAGATACACGATGCCGTCGTCGATCCACGCGCCCAGGTACCGGCCGGGCTGTGCCAACCAAGAGCGCTTGGACTCAGCGTAGTCCGCGATCGCCTGCTGCAGCCCGAGCCATCCGACCTGCAGCGGCACGCGCTGCTCGTGGCCGGGCAGGCTCACGCCGTACCCGCTGGACACGGTCGGCACGCCGACGATGGCGGACTGAGTCGAACCGCTGAAAGCGTCGAGATCGTTGTAGACGTTCTGCGCCAGAACGTCGAAGCTGATGAGAGTGGTCATGATGTCTCCCGGTTGTGTGGTGGGCCTTGATGCCCCGGCAACTTGCCGTGCTCACACTCAAGCACGGCAAGCTCCCAGATGTCAAGGTCTACGGCCAGAGTTGGCCGCACACGTCATCGAAGGTGTAGCGGTCGTTCGTCGCGTCCAGCTCGTCGCGGAACTGTGACGCCGCGTCATCCTGCAAAAACTGCGTGTCGCCGTCAGAGCCCTTGCGTACGATCTCGTACGCCGAGCCGTTGCCGTACGACAACACACGGTAGTTCTCGTTGTCGTGCGTGACGACCGGTCCGGATCGGAAGCTCATCAGTGACCCCTCGGGTCGTTGCAGTGCTTGCAGCAGATGCACGAGCGCCAGCTATCGCCCTCGTCGTCGTCATCGTGCGTCTCGCGGAACTCCTTATGCCCCTTGCACTGCTGGCAGATCAGGTGCCCGCACTCGCCCCGCTTGAACGACCGTGCGTCATCCTCGGGACGCTCCGGCGCTGCGGTGGACAGGGTCGGCGACCAGATGGACTCACCAGCCTTGACGGCCACACCGTCACGGCGTGGGGAGATGGACACCTTGCGCCCAGCCTCGACCGCCTGCTTGACGGCCAGGAAAGCCGGGCTGCCCGGCTGCATGATGATCGTGTCGAACATGTCCATCACCACCACGTCCGAGTCAGCTCGTCCACGATCGGGTCGAGGTTGGTCGTGTAGTCGCACACAACCTCCTCGGGGTCGTTGCCGAGCACGAAGAGCACGTAGCCCAGCACCAGACCGCGCCGGACGTACAGCCACGACTGGTCAACCGCAGTCAGTGCCGCGATTGCCTCGTTCTCGTCGGTCGTGGCAATCTCCTCCTCGCCGTCGTCGACATGGTGGATCGACCAACCAGCGTCAAGCAGGGCATGGATCGTCGCGCGAATCGCTTCAATGTCGCTCTTCGGTGCCGTCATGATGTGTCCTCTCAGGCAAGTCCGACAGCCCTTGTGGCTGCGGGACCAACTCAGGGCACGGACTCGGCCGGCGAGCCCGTGCCTGACACTTCACCTATCGACCGATCCACTCACTCGGCACGATGTGCCATGCAGCGATCTGGTCGACGTAGTACTTCAGTGACTCCATGGAGTCAAGCCACAGGTTGTAGAGGATGTGGCCAGAACCGTCACCCGTCGGGTCGTTCCACTCCGGGTACGCTGCGTTCAGCGCTGCCAGGAAAGCGCGCTGCGACCGATTGTAGAGCTCGACGTCCTCTTGCGCTGCGGCGTGGTGGTGCGCCTGTCGTGCCGCCTCGGCGATGATTCGCCAGGAGGATTGCGCCAGCTCGGTCTCAGAGACCTTGGGCGCGGGCTTCCACTGCATCACCATGTCAGATCATCTCCACGTTCAGCGTCTCGCCGATGCCGGACAGGAAGGACTCGGCCCACTCGAGCAGCGCGTTGGACTCGGAGTCCTCGTACTGGCTCGCCATCTCGCAGTACGACGCCAGAGCCTCGACCAGGCATTTCGCGTCCGTCGCGTTCAGCTTCAGATCGTAGCCGTCCTCGTACTGTGCGTGGACAGCGATCCGGCCCATGATCGCAAGGATCGCGTCGCCGGACATCGCCGTGAAGGACACTCGATCCGTGCCGAATGCCGCGTTCAATCCGCTCATCTCACGTCCCATCATCCAAACCACACACCTCGTGTGTGTGATCAGGAATGGACACGGTGCGAAAGTCACTCGATCCCAGACCCTGTCTGGTCATCGTCGCGCCGTGTCACAGTCCGTGACTCGGTATATTACCATCCGAGAATGGCGTCAGCTCGCGTTCGTCACTGGACTAGCCCCGTTTGGGCCGTCTACCGGCCGCACCTATCCTGATGCGCCGTTTTCCCAGCACTCTTTTCCGTCCGGCCGTTTAGGAAGTAGGCCTGGAGCGGGCATAGTACGCCCTCGGTATCAAAGCTGCTCTCTCTATTCAGTTTCCAAGTTGCGAGTGCTACCTCACCGCGCCCTCTCGGGTTTGGCAAGTGCAACGCTGGCACTCATCCGCTGGGATGACCGGGGAGATACCGCAGCCCTTTTGTAGACGAGCCGCCCTCTCCGTCAGGGTCGCGACCGGATCGTTCGCCCTGCCGTCCACGCGGGTTCCGCGCTTCCGAGTACCGATGTTCAGTTTGACTTGCTGACCAGAAACTTACCGGAGATTCGAGCCCTTGTCAAGCTCCCGATTCGGCGAGTTCGGCGAGTTGCGCGGTCAGTGTAGAGGAGCTCCCTAGGGCCCTTGCACGTCAGTTGCGCTGCCGTACGCGCCATGGTGGGAGCCTTACTGGCCTGCCCTCCGGCGGTTTCCGCTCTGCAATTTTCAACCTGGGCACCAACCTACAGGCGACCTGCCTGCCTGTCAAGGGCCGATCCCTCCGGCCCCTCCGGCCCCTCCGTGCCCTGCTTCGTTCTGAGGACAACTCTGCCTGAGATCCGGCCCTAGGTCAAGCCCTACAGGGAATGTTCCCACATGCTGAGACAAGGGCCCTTCCCAGCTCCCCTCACATGGGCCCTGACCTGCATATATAACCCTGCCCTTATATGCATGACCATGCATCGCACTGCATAGCCATGCATCTCATGACGCGAGACAAGGGGAACGCATGTGCGGATACCACAGGCATACCGGAGTCGCAACCCTCACTTTGGTGCCAGCAGCAGCTTTTCCGCATCGCGGAAGTCCGATGGCACATTGGTGTCACGGCACTCCTGTGTCTTGACATGCCAGGGGAGGGGTCCCCGACAATCGCGCGCGGCGGGAC